TACTGGCTTGATAAATTACCTCAAGTTGTTACTAAAGATAATGACGAATATCTATCTTTAAACTATGGAGTACTAGGAACTGTATGTGCTTTATCTGTATCTAAATATGTTAAATAGCTAGAAGATAGAGTTACTCTATTAGAGAATAAAATAGCCTCATTATAGTAAGTAAGAAGCGCTATTAGATGCCACTAGTAACTACTCAGCAATAGGAACATAATAATACCCTACACGTTATATAATTATAATCTCGAACAATTTTCAGAGTCCTTGCTGATTTTATCCCCTTTTCAAATCAACAAGGACTTTTTGGTTACACTTATCAGTTACTATCTATGAATTATTATCAGTTAGGAGAACAGACAATGCCGATATTTAAAAATATGTTTAGCAGTGTAGAGAAGTTTACTATCAGTGCGATTGGTGGATTAATATCTCTATACTCTCCGGTTTATGTCCCTATCTTAGCCTTAGCTGCTATTATAATTTTAGATACAATATATGAATGTAAGGTAAATAAGAAGAAGGAGACAACCGATATTGTTAGTAAATCTAAGAGATTATTTTCTAAGATATTTTATAAAATACGAGATGCTATCGTAGCAATCTGTGGTGCATTCACTATAGAGAAGTTTATAGTAACTTCAATTAATTTACATGCTGTAGAATTTGTTGCTGGAGCTATAGCACTTGTAGAATTCTTTACTTTACTTGAACATTTAGGTAAGCTTCATCCCAGATGGAAAGTATGGGCTTTACTTAAGAAATTAGTAAAGAAAAAAGGGGAACAGATATTAGATGTCAAATTAGATGATGAACTTTCAGATGATACCAGTCATAAGCGTAGTTAATTGGTTAAGAAAGAATTTCAAAGTAGTCGCAGTAGGTTTAGTTAGTTTACTTATTGCGACTATTTTTTATCAACATAATTAGCTACAGAATAAGAACAGAGAAATAGACAGAATAACTAACAACATAAGAGCATATGAAGAAATAGCTTCCAATGCTCAGGATAATAGCAGAGTACTTTAGCTTACTATAGATGAACTTAACCATAGTAAAGATAGCTTAATATAGCAAGTTAATAAGGTTAAGAAAGAATTAAAAATCAAAGACAAGAACCTAACTGACGCAAGTATAATCAATACCGAGATTAATGATTCTGTGAAAACAGTAATCAAAGAAAAGTTAATAGACTTTAATGAAGAGCTAAAGCTCAATGATTTAACAACTATCATAGTTAGTAGAAAGGACTCAATCCTAACAGCCAAGATTGATATAAAAAATCAACAAATTATATTTGTAGAAGATAAGAAAGAATATAAAAACAGATATAAAAATGGCTGGGTTAGGTTCTGGCACTTTGATTGGAAAAAGATACATGTCAAAAATTATCAGATTGTAAATTCAAACCCTTTAATAAAGGTAACAGATACTCGTATCATTGAGTTACCTAAGTAAATAATATATTCAATAATTATTAATCAATAATAATATGCATAGAATATTTCGTGTTAAGGCTTACGAGATGGAACACGGTCCGCACTTCAACGAGGAACACGCTCGTAAAGCTGTAATGAAAATGGAAAATGAGGATGGTACTCGTGGACCACATTGGTCTATAGAAGAGACTACTACATTGGCCAGTCAGTATGGTATTTCCTTAACCGGTAAATACAATCGTTACGATTGGTATGTAGCATTAAACATGGTATATTCTGATTACTATAGAGTTATTATGAACATTACTGGTTCTAATAATACTAAACATTACGTTGAATTCGCAAAGGCTTGGCTTAATGACAAAGATATAGACGAAGGTAAAATGTGGTACTACTACATTTACGTAATGTGTGATAAAATCAGAGAAGCTGAAATGGAATGCTACGAAGAAGAACTGGAGAAACACGAAGGTGAGGAAGAACCTTACGGAATGTTTAGACGCGGTTCTAGAGGTGGTAGAGGTAGAAGAGGTATGTATACTTATAGTAGAGTATTTCCTTCTATGAAAGAAGAAGACTTTGAAGAGTACAATAAACTATTCGATCGCGAAAGTGAAAGAGAATATAATCCTTATAATGAATATAGCCGTGGTAGATCCACTCGTTATATCAGATATTAATTAAAATCAATTTATAAACTAAATCAATTATGTTAGAAGATAGAATTATCGTGCAAGATCGCGGTATCGACGCTGGTCTCGCTGCTTTAATGCAAAATGCTAATAAAGGTATGGATCCTGCAGCTTTGATGGCTATGATGAACAACAACGGCGGTTTCGGTGGAAACGGCGGTTGGTGGTGGATCTGGATCATTCTGATCTGGTTCTGCTGGGGTGGTAACGGTTTCGGTGGCCGTAACGCTGGTGCATTAGCTTCTGAACTAAATACTGATGCTAATACTAATTTGCTCATGTAGGCTATCAATGGTAATAAAGATGCAATAAGCAATCTGTCAACTACTTTGAACTGTGACATCAATGCAGTTCAGTCCGCTTTGAATCAAATCAATGCTGGTGTAAGTCAGATCTCTTGTGATACTAAGCTGTCAAGTTGTGAAGTAATTAATGCTATTACTTCTGGTAATGCAAATCTTGCTTCTCAGTTAGCTAACTGCTGCTGCACAACTCAGCGTTCTATTGACGCTGTAAACAACAATATCACTAAGATGGGTTATGAAAATCAGTTGTCTGTATGTAACCAAACTAATAACTTGGTTAACACTATGAACAGTAATACCCTGTCTCTCCGTGATAGCAATACAGCTAATACTCAGTCTATAATCGCTAAGCTTGATGCTATACAGAACCAAGCTCTGTTAGATAAGATTGATACTTTACGTGAAAAGAACTCTACTTTGATTTCTCAGTTGAGTAACGAACATCAGACAGCTGCTGTAGGTTCTATGATTAATCAGGCTACTGCTCCTATTGTAACTAGACTGAATGATTTGCAATCAGATGTTGATGGTATCAAATGCAAATTACCTAATACAGTAAGCGTACCTTATCCTCAGTTAACAGCCATTAACACAGATATTTATCGTGCTGCTGCCTATGGTGCATACGCTGGTGATGTAGCATATGGTCGTAGCGGATACGGTTGTGGATGCAATAATTACTGGGGTTAATTCCAGTAAGAAAGGAGGTAAGTATGTGGCCTAACTTTTTTACAGGATTACCCTTTCTATTTCCTTCATTAGGAAGAATAAATTACAATACTTTACCAGTAACTAATGTTACAGTTGGAACTGAAGCTGTAACATTAGAACTTCCTAATCATGCATTTAGAAATAGAGATTATGTTGGTGGATTTTATATAGACTTAAGAACTGCAATACCTACAGGTACTAGTGCTACATTACCAATACTAATTGGCACTAATGGTGATACTAGATCTTTAGTAACTTATAACAATGAACCAGTTAGAGTTGAAAATCTTGCAGGTACTGGTATATATTTACTCCATTATAATAAGTATACAAATCAAGTATTTTTGGTAAGCGGTGGTTATAAAGCAACTGCTACTCCATCTGCTTAATAATAACAAGGGCTACTTTTTAGTAGCCCTTTAATAACTAATATTATGACATTCGATAAATTAAATCAAGGGGATAACGTCTATATTATAGAAGTTGTCGGAACATTCAAAAAAACAACGGAATACAATGTAGGTACTGTTATATCAGTATCGAATGCATACGATGAACCATTACAACCTGGTTAGTTTTAGTTACCTAATCAACCTAGGAAGAAATTAATAGATGTTACTATACAATGTAATGGGGAATAGAAAAAATTCTCTATACCTGAGAATAGGACCGTGATAACAGACAATAATCTAGGTTTAACTATATCTACAGATAAACAGGAGATTGTAGGTATAATAAGGAATTAGTACAACACTTATAAAGCTAGGAAAGAGTCAATAGCTAAGTGTGATGAAGAAATGAGTAAGTGCTAGGCTTTACTTGAGAAACTGGATATACCGAAGGAACCTACTAATACAGAGGATCCTAGGATAAAGGAACTACAAGATGAAGTAAACGAATTAAAGAATATAATTAAACAAGCAAGTTCTATGGTTCCACCACCTATGAAATAGATGTTACCACAGAATATGTAGAATGTAATGAAAGAGGTTGATCAATAAGGTCAACCTTTTTTATTTTAAGACTGTGTAAGAAGAGCTATTACATAACTAAAGGGATTGTAAGCAATTAGCCATAAAATGCCGCTATGAGCTTTAAAATGCGTTTTAGGATGTATTAACGTTAATTATAAATAATATGTCACTTAATAACTTAATTGATAATATATTACTAATAGCGCGCAATAGTAATATTACTGAATCTGAACATCTATCTAGACATTAGATTGAGATGTGGATCAAGAGTTATAGGGCTATGCTAATTAAACAAGCTATAGACAAAGGCTATGATATTGATGAAGCATATAAGACTACTCTTGGACCTATTCATTTAGATAGAGAGGAAACAGTACCAGGTAAGTTTATATATGTTGGCGATAGAGAATTGCCAACTTTAATTGGTTTTAAGAATAGACCTGGTGTAGTAGCTATACGAGATATGTTTGGTAATTTAATTTAGTTAGGTAGTTACACTAAAGCTAAATTACAAAGATACAGAAAAGCTACTTGTAAAGACTATATTGCTTGGGTTAGAGGTAATAAAGTATATGTAGAAGGAGATTCTAATTAGTTAGAGTATATAGAAGTAGATGTAATTGCAGAAGATCCTACAGAGGAGAAAGCTTGTTATAATCCAGATAGTGATTATCCAATACCAGCATCTATGATACCTACTATTACTTAGATGATACTTGAGAAAGAGTTAAAGATATTAGTAACACAACCTAGTGATGTTACTAATGATTCCAAGGACGATACTTAGAATAGATATAGTAAATGAGAGAAAGAGTAAAATACAGACGTAAGAGTTACACTGTTGCTGACTTCTACACAAACTATAAAAAGAGTATTGATCCTAATACATAGTATGATGTAGATTTAAAAACTTATAAAGCAATAGTAACTGATTACTTTAAATACATACGTGATGAAATAATGTACAATTGCAAAGAATTCAAGCTCCCATGCAGATTAGGTACATTACAAGTAATCAAACATTAGCCAAAAGAATTCTCTGGTAAGAGTTTAAGATGGGATTGGAAAGCCACTAAAGAAATAGGTAAACCCGTATACTTGCTCAACGAGCATTGTGGTGGATGGAAATATAGATTTCACTGGTCTAAAAAGAATTGTTTACTAACTAATAAAGGTAAATATTAGTTCATAGCTTCAAGAGAAAACAAACGCACACTCGCTCAAATTATTTTTAATAAGTTAAAGGATTATCCAGAATTATGATAAACAATAGAATGATTAGCTCTAAGACTGTTCTAGCAAAGGTCATTGCGGATTTAGACTTAAAAGAGGATCAGATTAAAATTTCTGATATTTCTGAGTGGATTTGCGAAGGAATGCTAAAGATTGGAGCTATACAACAATATGAACACAAAGTAGCAGTACTACCAGTTAATTGTCATTAGGCAGCATTACCATGTGATCTATATAAACTTGGATAGGTTGCTTTTTCATTTTAGAATAACGGTGGTTGGCTACCTATGCGAAAAGCTACTTCTAGCTTTGGAGTTCAACACGATACTTGTATTGATAGACCCTGTATGTTGATACCTGATGCTGGTCTAATACCATTAGTAAAGAATATGTTTAATTTAGTATCTGATAGAGAAGCTTTAGATAAGCTTAATTCAGATTCTAATATGCGTAATACTTTAAGTGCATTAGTAAACTAGTATACTGTAGCAAGTCCAGCTAACAGATATGTCAATGGAAAGTATGCTCATACAGATACTACAATGTACAGTTGTGATTTATAGTATATGACAAAACCAGGTTATATTATGACTAATATACCAAATGGTTTTGTTAAAATAGAATATTATGCTATATTTACTGATAGTGAAGGCATGCCAATGATACCAGATATGGAATCATATAAGGAAGCTTTACTTTGGTATGTTACATTGAAACTTATGTATCCTAAGAAATTAAAGGGTCAAATATCTCAATAGGATTACATGGAAATGAAAACTAGTTGGAATTATTATTGTAAACAAGCTTATGGTGAAGCTATGATGCCAAGTACAGATGAAATGTCTTCTATATAGAACTCTTGGCTAGAATTATATCCTGAGATTGATTCACATGATACATTCTACAGTGCATTAGGGGATAAACAAAACATTTATAATTGGAATAGATGATGTTAGAAGTGAAATTTACAAAAGATAATAGTAAGTTAATATAGCGTTATACATGTGGTATATATGCTATACGCAATGACTTAAATGGGAAAATGTACATAGGGTCATCTACCAATATAAGATCTCGCTATGAGTATCATTATAGAAGTCTATGTGATGGTAACGGAATAAATAAAAAGTTACAAGAAGATTTTAACACCATAGGATGTGATAACTTTAGTTTTCTTATTATAGAACAATGTGCAGATAATATAAGTACTATTCGTTATTTAGAATCTAAATATATTGACGAATATGGTTTCTATAACTGCAACGATGTTGATGGTAAAAAAATTTATTGTTATGACAAAAAAGGAAATTATATTAAACAATATAATTCAATAAGACAGGCAGCAAGAGAGTTAAAAGTTCTTGCTGACAATATAAAGTCATGCTGTAACGGAAAGAAAAAATCATGTGGTGGGTTCTAGTGGTCTTATAACAAATTAAATAATATAGGTGAATATCATAAAAAAGAATATATTATAAAAAAACGAATTCCAATAATACAATTGGATTATAATGGAAATAACATAATAGCTCACTACGATTCTATACGAGAAGCCAGCAGATAGACAGGAATTGCTCGTAGAAATATTTATGATTGTTTGCGTAAGAATCCTCGTCGTAAACATGCTGGCGGTTATACATGGAAACGAAACGTTAATTTAGATAGATAATTATGATTAGTAATACAGCTTAGATAAACACATTCACAGGTGGAATGAATACCGATACTGATATTAACTTATTACCTAATAATCAGTACAGGTATGGATAGGACGTCCGTATAGTTACGGATGATGAGGGTACTTCAGGTGTATTGCAAAGCGTAGATGGAGCTAAAAAGTATAATTACAGTATAAAGAATACTGAGAGAATAATTGGTACTGCTACTATTAATGATGTTGCTGTAGTAGTAACTAAGTTAAATGATGGATATAATAAGATATATCGTATAGAGAATTTTAATTCTCCTAATCCTACTAGTACTGTAATACTAAAAGGTAAATTAGGAATTGGTAAGGACTATGATTCTAATCAGATTAGTATAGTACTTAACTATGAGACTATATCTAATATTAAGATGTACTTTACAGATGGAGGATCTATTATAAAGGTAATCAATATAATGGATGATAAGTATGTATAGTATCCTGATATAGATAATCCATTACTAGATGAAGAGGGTAATATACTTAATCCTAATAGTATTGATATTATTCCTAATGCAGTGTTACATCCATTTGTTATACGTAATCTTGTAAACGGTAACTTTAAAGCAGGAATGGTACAATACTGTTATAGGTTATATAACCCTCATTCTCCGCAAACTTCATTATCTAGCTTGAGCAAATTAGTACATCTAAGCGCTTCAAATAGTTCAGAAGGATTACAAGACTATTATGGTTCAGCTAAAGGTAGTATTACTGGTAAAGGAGTTGTACTATCAGCGCCTCTAGATACTAAAGACTTTACTCGTTGTACTATTATACGTATCTTCTATGAAGATAATGATTCTGCTCCCATATATTCTATAATAGATGACGTAGAAGTTAATATAGCTTCTGATGAGATTAACTATACTGATACTGGTTCTAGTGGTATTAGTACTCTTACTCAAGAAGAGTTTAATGCACTTACTAGTTATGCATTTATATGCAATAGTATTACTACTGTATAGAATAGACTGTTTGCATCTAATGTAACTGAAACCTCTTGGGTTCCTATGATAGAGGATGTAGATGGTGAAATAGTGGAATATGATGCTAGAGCGTATCGTGCTAACTCTGACGGATATATTAGAATTGAAACCGCTGATCCAGAATAGTATATGTACTTCGGTATAGATGATGTAATTTCTATGCGCAAAGTTCCCAAAGAACACGACTGTATTAATCCATATAATCTTATTACTTAGGATAGGTATAAAGCTACCAAATATGTATATGGGAGAAATGGTAAGTTAGGAGGAAATGGATTAAATATAGAATACAGTTTCGTTAAGACCTAGTTAATTGAGTCTACATATAGTATTAATGGAGGAGGATTACGAAATGAAGTCGGTATGTCTAGTGTATTAACTCGTGTAGATGAAGTAGGAATACAAGATATATCCGATAATACAATACTATATAAAGATACTGACTACGGTAGGATTATGTAGAAAAATGAAGCAGATCCTATTATTGCTTCAAGATATAGAGGATATCAACGAGACGAAATATATAGATTTGGTATAGTATTCTACAATGACAAATTTATTCCATCTCCAGTATTATGGATAGGAGATATTAGATTTCCAGATCAAGATGATTGCCCTATTCTAGCAGCTTTAGGAGTACTGTATACAGTACCATTGGGAGTTTCTTTTAAAGTAAAAAATATGCCTATTGATGCAGTGGCATATGAAATTGTTAGATGCGATCGTACGTTAGAAGATAGAACTATAGTATCTCAAGGGATAATTACTCCTATATGTAATTATAAAATAGTAGAAACTAGTGAAAACGGTGAGATAGGAATAGGAGAAAGTAATAAGGAGACTAATGAATATAGACCTATGCCTTTTCTACATACTAAGCGAAAACCAATGTAGATAGCATAGATACATGATGTAGACCTTGTATCAAAAAATTACGAATCAGGAGTAATAGGCGTGGGCGATATTAGTGATAAGTATTGGCGCTTCATATCTCCAGAAGTGTGCTTCAATGGAGAGAAAATAGAGGATTTGTTCAAGAGTAATATTTATATAGAGCAATAGAACTTGTTACTTAGTAGCTTTGATGTTAATTTAGTAATCCAAGATAAAGATAATGTTGGAAATTGTATTGCTGTAAGTAGCAAAAACGTATATCCACCTAATGGAGAATCTTCTGTTTCTAGTATTATGGAAAAAGCTAGAAAATACGCAAGGACATATACAATAGGAGGCAGATTAGGTACCTGGGTATTTTAGATGAATAGAACAGATATTTGTAACGCTTATGTACAAAAGTTCCTAATCAGAGGCAATAGTACAATGTATGGGCACTCTCAGAATATATCAGATGCTAAATACCCGCCTATAATTCCATATAATGTTACCAACAATGGAGGCGTAAAACCTTATAAAATAAACATAGGAGATATAACCTATAGTAATTGGACAGCTAGTGAGTTTTTTACAAGTGGAGAGGTATTGACTTATGGACCAGCAGGTCCTTGTCTCATATTACAAATATCTTCAGATTCAATAGGTAATATATATGGAGTAGGTGCTGGAGCTGATACTAACTTTACAAACGATTGTCCTGTAATTGTAGTAAATGCAAAAAGAGGAATAGTTCCCTATAATGGTAATACATATTCCGCCAGAACCAATTCCGTATATGTATCAATTGGTGCATATAATAAATAGATTTCTGATCCTACTTATGTTTTTGGTGGAGATACCTACATAGGTTTATTGGACTATCCATCTTAGATGATATTTACTAGAAATGATGTTTCTGAGTCGCAATATGCTAAAAGATATTTTGGGGCATATATTCCTTTTGAGAGTACCATCAATATGAAATTATCTATGGGAGAAATGGCAGGTAGAACCTATAATGCTGCTTTAAATACAATAGATGCTTTCTTACAAATTGAACCTGTATAGATGTAGGGTTTCCATGCATAGAGTAAACCATACTATTTATATAATGATGCGTACTCAGTAGTATCAGACGCTAAATTATTTACTACTAGAGGATTGTATGATGAAGCTAATGTTAAGTCATATAATAGAGTATATACATCATAGGCTAAGACTACTAATGAAAATGTAGATAGTTGGTCTATATTCAAACCAGCTGACTATATAGATGTAGATTCTAAGTATGGTTAGATAACTAATATTAAAGGTATATTTAATAAGTTATACTTCTGGTAGAATACTGCATTTGGGTAGCTATCTGTAAATGAACGCTCTCTTGTACAGGATAATAATGTTGGCCAATTAGTATTAGGTACTGGTGGAGTACTAGACAGATATGACTATATAAGTACTACTAGTGGTAGTAGTGTAGTTAATGATAGAAGTATCGTTAATTCTAATAGTAATATTTATTGGTACGATTAGGACAATAACGAGATAGTCAAATTTGGTGGATAGGGTTTGAATATTATATCTAAAGAGTGTAATGTTCAAGCTTACATGAATAATATGTATGACTAGAAGACAAAAGAAGCTAACTCTGTATATGATAAGAAGTATGATGAAATATGGTTTAGACTATATAATAAATCATTGATATATAATGAGAGATTGAATGTATTTACATCTTTATACACATTTGACCCTGATTTTACGTTACCATTTAAAGATAAAGTTGTTACTACTAAAAATAATGATTTTTATGTCATAAATTCATTACAGATAGATGGATTTGGAGATGCTGATAAAGATGTACAATTAAAGATAGTAGTAAACAAAGATCCTCAGTATACTAAAGTATTTGATAATATAGCATTTTAGGGAGAGTTTGTAGCCCCTAATAATAAGCTTCTTACTTAGGATGTACTTAGAGGTGCTAAATTTGATACAAAACATTAGACATCTACTAGACAAGGTGAAGACTTAAAGTTTGATTATCGTGAAGATACTTACAGATTACCTGTTCCAAGATAGGATGATTTTGAAGAGAATGAGAGCTTATCATTCCCTGCTAGAATGAGAGGTAAGTATATGGAATGCGAGTATAAATTTAAGTCTGCTAAAGATTATTCTTTTTAGATGCCACAGATAACAACTACTTATAGATATTCTAAGATTTAATATGAAAAAGAATATAAAGAAAAAAAAGATAAAAGTTCCAGCAGCTTAGTTTGGATTTAAAACACCAACCCTGCAGGATTACTATAATGATTTTTAGACGCGGCTCAAATTAGGAGATACTGCTGACATGTACACATATAAATATGGAGTAAATCCTAATGACGAGAGATTGTATAATTTTACGTTATAGGCTGCTAAAAATACTGCTGGAAACATAGATAAGTTATCTTCAATCAGTAATAGTAATATAGCATTGCCAAGTTTAAATCCCGCTCCAGTTGCGTTTAACAAGCGGTTATCTATAGATCTTGATACTGCTCCTAATGATCCATCTAATCTAATTCAAAAAAATTCGTCTGGATCTGGAGGAGATAAAATGGGCTCATTGAATGTATTAGGTATAGCACAAGCTATACCGGGAGCTATTAATACTTTAGCCAGTCCGTTTCAAAAGTCTACTGCTACTACTGGTGGAGAAGCCACAATGTAGTCTCTTTCTGATATTGCAAGTGGAATTGGATCTGGAGCTCAATTAGGGTCTGCAATAGGTGGACCTGTAGGTGGAGCAATTGGTGGTGCAGCTGGAGCTTTAATTGGAGCCATTGGTAAAAAAGGTAAGAAAGCAGCAATGACTTCTTTTACTGATTATGACGAGGGTACTTTAAACACTGGTCTTAGAGCTCTATTTAAAGGTAATAAGGGACTTAGAGCAGAAAGAGCTAGAATAAGAACTAATGCCTTTTAGAATAGAGAGGGTGTAGCTGGTACAGAAAGATTACTCAATGAATTCAATGAGAATAATACTGAAATAGGTACTAATACATTCCAATATGGTGGAGGAGTACCTACTTCATTAGCATATGTAGATGATGGAGAATTAATACAAACTCCTGATGGATCTGTTAGCAAAGTACCAGAACAAGGTCAACCTACTGATAGTAATTTAATTGATTTACCAGAAGGCAGTAGAGTGTTAAGTAATACTTTAAAAGTACCAGGTACAAGTAAAACCTTCGCAGAATTAGGGGACAAGATAATGACTAAAAGAAAGAGTAAAGGAAATGATATATATGCCTAGAATGCAGATATGCTTAATGAGATGAATAACAAAATGTTGCATGATAAGTTGTTTACTATGCAAGAGAATCTGAAAGCTAAGAAAGGCATAAAGAATAAGAGTAAGAGTATTGAAACCTATTATAATGGTGGGGTATCTAGTAGGCATAATACTATAAATGTGCAGGATAATAGATATAATTTAGGGGATACCTTCAAGTATAAAGGAACTACATATAAAGTAACTGGTACTAATAAGGCAGAACCAGTTGTAGCTAGAGATACTTGGGGCATAAAAGGTGATATTACTGCTCCTTGGGATAGTTATGGTAAAACAGTGGATGCTGGTAATTTACCTGAAGTAACGGTAACTGCAAGTAAACCTAGAACTACTACTCCTAAAGTAACTACTACTGCTACTAAGCGTGCTGCTAGAGCAGCAAGTAAATCTATTGCTCCAGAAATAGTTCCTGATTTTACTACTATAGATGAGGATTATCGTGTAGAAGCTACTCCAAATGATATTGCAACTAGAACTACTAGTAAACCAATAGTTGCTCCAGTGATAACTAAACCTACTAATAATCCAGATTGGTTAGGTATGGCAGGAGATGTATTTGGAGGTCTAGCATCTTTAGCTCCTATAATGTCTAATTTATTCACTAGTGACCCTGAAGCTGTACCAGTTAACTATAATCCATATGCTTAGGCTATTGCTAATACTATGGCTAGACGTAGATTCAATATTAATCCGTTACTTAGAGATATAGAATAGAATAGAAATGCAGCTAACTATAGCGCTAGTCAGTACAAAACAAATACTGGACATGATATGGCATTCAGATTACAGACTGCTATTGCTGCTAATAAAGCAAATGCACAAGCAAGAGCTACTGAGAACAACGCTAATAACCAGTATAGAGCTGAATATGCAAATGCTATGAATGATCTCGGTCAGCAATGGGTTAATGCAACTAATTTGGCTTCAGATCTTAATGCACGTAATAGAGCTGCTGCAAGAAATATACGTAGAACTGGTTTAGGTCAGTTAAGTCAATGGGCACAGAATAGGGAATTGATGAGTAACCAAAGAAGTAGGGATAATGCTATGCTTAAGTTATATGATCCTTTCTTGCAAGCTGGTTTTACTAATGCTGATTTAACTGAATTTAGAAAATATTTGAAAAAGGGAGGAAATAAATAATGAGCGCCAATAGATATGATTAGGCTGCAGAAGCCCCTATATTAAATACATATGTTCCTATTAACTTTGGAGAATTATACAGAATAGGAGCAACACAAAAAGCCGCAGTAGAGGATGCAGCTAAACAATTTGGTACAGCTTTGTAGAAGTTTGGTGAGTTTCAATCTCCTTCAGCTATAGATACGCAAACATGGTATAATAATACTATTGGTAGAGAAGACATATAGAATGTTATTAACTCTATGGTATCTAATCCTGATTGGATGAAGGATTCCGCTAATAGGGCTACATTACAAAGTATACTAAACAGCGTAGATTATGCTACCCTTAGTAATCTAAAACAGAGTAGAGAAGGTTTATTAACTAGACAGAAGGCAAATCAACAATTAATGTTATCTGGTAAATATAATCCATATTGGCATGATGTTGATTTTACTAATTATGATACTACTAAATCCGGTACGTTTAATGATGTATCACCTTTAGCATATAAATCAGAGGTAGATTTAGTTAGACCATATGTAGACAACCTTAAAGCAAGTTGGATTAGAGATGAAGGGTTTGACAGATGGAAAGGAGTTACTGCAGAAAGAACAATGGAGGAAGTTGATAACAACATATCTTCTATACGTAATACTCCGGAGTATGCTAAGCATGTTCAATCTTATATGAAGCGATATAATCTAAGTGAGAAAGACGCACGGGACATGCTGGATACTACTTTGTATACTGCAGCTAGAGAGTTTGCATGGGAATTACCTGAAACAAATACTGCTGCATTACAAATGTATCTTGCTAGAATGAAATACGGTCAAAATCAACAAGCTGGTTAGCCAACCAGAATAACTGTACTTCAAGAAGAAGCTGCAGCTAAAATGGATAACTATAAAAGAAATATGGTTAATAACTATATCTCTCAGTCTGGTAAAGGTCTTAGTGAACTTACTCCAGAAGATTGGACTAAAATTAATGGGGCTGTGTATAATAGTATGGCTAATGGAATACCAGAAGAGGTAAAAGGTACACTTACTCCTACTGAATATTTTAACTATAAAGAGTATACCCCAATAAAAATTAAGCCTGCAGATAAAAAGGCAGCCAGCTTACCAAATGATAATGCTGAGAAATATCAATATGAATTAGGTGATATGCTTCTTACTTAGAAGGGAGCAATAGCCAGAGATATCCCAGCTGGAGTATTTACAGTAGAGAGTGGAACTTCTATACCTACTATGATGAGTCCTACAGTAGGTGCTGGTATGTCTATTAAGAGTGCTCCAGTTAATGTTTATTATGATCCTAAGATCATTGAAACAGCGTTAGCTACTATATCTTCAGATGGTGTATTTGCTCCAAACAATAAGACTTTTTCTTATTCTAATGGAGAACAGAATATACTTATGAAAGAAGGTAGTCTCATTATTCCTAAAAAAAGATTTAAATAGGTAATTGAACAAATTATTGATTCTGAACCTGATAGATATAAAGGTATTAGTGCTAGGAAGTATATGAATATTCTCACTGGTGGTTATGGTTCTACTGACAGAACTATGAAGCTTATAAATGAACTCAAAGGTAAATATGATATAGATGGTGTTGAATATTCAGATTTAATCGAGATTAAAATGGCTAGACCTGTAGGTATTTCTTCAAGTTATAACCAGACTCATAACCTAGGATTCAATAAAGAATACTAGGGAACCAAAATAAACCAAGAATTATATAGTGATGTATTAGGTCAATCAGTAGAAGAAGCTACTGCAGGATTTAATAGTAACTTTTAATAAATATTTATGATACCAAAATTTGATACAGTAGTTCAGCAGAACGTAGACAGAGGTCTCAGAAAGTTTTATGCTGGCGTACAATCATTTAGAAAGGTTCCATCAGTGATAAACGAATTCACTGTGGAACCTTATAATTCAGAAGAGATGGATGCTATCGCATTCAATAATCTCCTTAATCCTGAAATAGGTTTTGAAAGAGCAGATGAATTGGGTAGTGGTAAAGGTAGTGTAGAAGAATTGAATACAGATTTATTTGGCAATTCTGTATTAGCTGCTACCTATGATAAAGCTACTTATGATAGAATAAAGGTAGATAATACTTTAGGTTGGTTATCAGATAAGGAACGTCCTTTAAAGGACTATATTGATATTAGTAAGCCCACATCTAAGTATACGTATAGTGAGATAGTAGACGGTAAAGTAGCTAATATACTTAGTGATATAAAATCTAAGGAAAATAAGCCTGAATTTGATGATAATGGCAACTTAGTAACAAGATTAGTTGTTAAATATGACCTTGATCTAAATACTTATGTTTATAAACAAGTATTGGCAGATCAGGCTTCTATGTAGAAAATGGAAGCAGCAGGTGTTGCTTTAGCTAACATATATGGTCCTAAAAAGTATCAGGATGGTTTATTAAAGACAGGTATCAGAAGTATAGCTAGAGGTATAGCTAACATAGTACCTGATGTACTACAATTTGCTGCTGGTACAGGTGACTTACTTCAAGCTACTGGTAATGGTATTACTGGCAATGGTTTTAAGTCAGACTATGGTTGGTTGAACCAACTGGCTGATGAAAGTAAAGCATTAGTAGATAACAGTAGAATAGGTAAGACAAGTATGAGGGAAGAAGAATCTTTATTCGATAATCCCTATGCTTTTACAGCAGGTCTTGGGCAAGGTGTATCTTCATTAGCTGAGTATGCAGCGTTTGGTGGACTGACTAAATCTGTAATGGCTGGAGTATCTGGTATGGCAAAAGGCAGTGCTAGATTACTTGATAAAGTAGGTAAAGCTACTAACTTGAATAGTTTAAGAGATAGTGCTAATAAACTTAATACTGTATTAAGTGCAGAAGGTATTGCTAATGAAAGTCTTGGCGTTATAGGTAAGACTATAAATGATGTATTCGTAAAGAATCCAGAATTAATACCTATGGTTAGCGCTGGACTAATTCTCAATTATGGTGAGGCATATCAATATGCAAGACAAATGGGGTTACCATTAGAAGATGCTGCTACGATTGGATTCATTACAGGTGCTCTAAATACTTTAGTAGAGCAAAAATATGGAGCTAATGTGCTTAATAAATGGTTAGTAGGTGGGTCTGGAGCTCAGAATGCCGCTAAAACTGTTATCAATTCAGTAGGAGGAGACTTAACTAAATTATCTGATAAGGCTGTATCAAATAGTATCATAGGAAAGATATTTGACCAAGTAGAGAAATTTACCAGAGTACCAGTATTAGGTACAGCATGGGAAGAAGGTAGTGAAGAAGCTATTCAAGGATTTGTGAAGAATAGCGTAGAATCATTATATGACCAGTTTATAGCTCCCAACGAAGCTGTAAAAGGTAAAGGCATGTTCGGTACAGAAGCTTTTGGTAAAGACGAATGGATGGGCATGTTAGAAGAAGGTACAATTGGTGCAATTCTTGGAGCTTTTGGTGGATTTGCTAATAGTAGAACTAAAGAAGACAACTCCATAATACCCTATATTGCATCTGGAGAATTTGATTCGTTAGCAGCTGGTGCTAAGATGGCTGCGAAACAAGGAGCTATTACTCAGGAACAATATGATGGAGTAATGGAGAGGGCTACTACTTTAAATGATTTATATAAACAAAGTAAAGCTCTATTTAATGAAGCAATGATGTATACTGAACCAAACGATCAGGTATAGGTAGCATCTAGTTTGTTAGAGAAGTTAAGAAATCAATAGGATTATATACAGAATCTTAAGGATGCTGATGTAGCTGATCCTGATTTTGTTACTAAAGATATATTAGCCTTTACAAGTCAGATAGATAATGCATTATCCACTAATGCAACTGGTATGAGTGTATTGCAGGCATTTGAAAACCAACTTAGAAATGCTGGTATAAATGAAAAAGCTGATTTAATACAAAATGCTAGAAAGGATGCAATACGAAGATCTAATGATATATCTAAATCAACTAAACCGAGTAATGATTCTGAAAGATTAGCTTATATGATTACTAAAAACATGTTAGCTAATCAAATATTTTCTAAATTATTTAATATTAATATGTCTCAAAGAATATACAATGAGACTAGAAAGAAAATTCAAAATTTAGAAAATCAGTCTCCAGAACTGTCTGCATTAGATTTAACTCTAAATGAATCAATAGCTGGCGAACCTACTACTGCTGATCAGAAAAGTAGGATTAAGATTCAGAATTTAATAGATGAATATTCTAAACCAGAGACTACTGATGAACAGCGCATTAAGATTAGAGAACAGTTAGCTAAGGAAATAAAACATAGATACAACAATATACGTAATAATGCTACTTATAAAACAGCAATGAATCTTGATCAGTATGCTGATAATAAAGAGATTCAAGATAATACACGTATATCTAATATACTAGACAAGTATGACTTGCAATACTTATCTGGTGATAAAGCTAAACAGGACTTTACTGAATCTAATAAAGCTGTAACTCAAGCTATTGAAACTAGCAATAAAATACAGGAGGAAACTAAACAGAGATAGACTGCTGAAGAAGAAGCTACTTTAAGAGATCAATAGATAGAACAAGAGCTTGAGGAGATGTATGAGTAGCTGTCTACTATAAATAATGACGAAAGTACTCCAAATGAAATAAAAGAAAGTAATAGAGTATTTTTAACAGGTGGTATAGAAGGCAAAATAAACTATTTAAATACAGCCAGAAGGAATAATTCTAAACGTCTTAATGAACTCAGTAAAAGTGAGTAGAAACCAGAAGATTGGAACGAGATAAAGAACAGTTTAGTAGAATAGAATAAACGTTTTACTAAGTATGTAAATTATCTTCAAAGTATATAGAATAGAGGGGATGAGTTCTATGCCAATAATGAAAGAAGAAACATAACCGGTCTTCCAGAAGATAATACAACATATGTAAATCCTTCTACTGGAGAAGATGTGCAGTTCGACAAATCTAAAACTCAATATAGTAATAATGAGGGATATATATATACAGATACAAATGGAGTAGAATATCCTGAATACACTATACTGAATGGGGAAAGAACTCTCAATCCAGTATTGGCCGATATGGTGAGTAAAGATGGGGTTTCTTTTCAAGAATCCATGTTGAGAGATAGAAATGCTCAGTAGATGAAGAGTTTGGCTCCGGATAGAGAGCAAAGCTACGAACCTGTAGCAGAAGAAGAAAAATTCGTAAGTAGACCAGTTGAACAACAAGAAGGTGAAGTAAAGATAACAGAACCTGTAGAGAAAGATAATAAACATATTAAGTTATTATCTGGTAAGGATTTTGCTTTACAGTATGTGAATAATCCTGCATTCGATCCTAAAGCTCTATCTGTAGAGTTTACTTTAAGTCAGAATTATAATAATACAAATATATCTCCAGAAGCTAAGAAGGCTGCTGACTTATATAAGAAACTCCTTAACAGTAAGAATCCTGTAAAAGCATTTGAAGATTTAGAAGTAAAAGATAAGCAACTGATAATTTATTACTTGCCGATACAAGCTACTACCTACAATGAAGTATCTAAAATTAGATATAAGAATATACATTATGTTCCAGCTGAAGGCGGTACTAATAGTAAGTTTAAGTTAACTCCAGAACAAAGAGATGAAAGAATCAAACTTATTAGATCATTATTGGCTAATAAAGGTAGCTTGTCATTCAAACAAGGTTCTTTAAATAGAGAGGGAGGATACTTCAATACTATTCAAGGTTCTACTTAGAACAGTATAGCAGATATACCTTCATTGGGTATAACCTATGATAATAAATCTAAACAATATATACACAAGGTAAGACATTCACAAACTGGTAAAGTAATGAATATACCAGTTCGTATTGGTATTGGTACTAATACTCAAATTATATACTATGAACACAACGGTAGAATAGATGCAGCAAGAGCTACAGGCAATCCCGGTACTCCGTATCTTATAATACCTTCAGCATTGTCTCTTACTAAGACTCCTGGTTTTGTAATGAAACTTAATCCTAAGAAAGTAGATGAACCAGTTGCTAGATTAATAGCAAAGATGATGCTTACTTTAGTTAGCTCAGATGTAAAAAGACGTAATTATCTTAACTCTGTAATTAAATCTTCTGTTGGTTTAGATGGTAAATCTTTCAGCGAAATAAATACCTTTGGTTCTGATGTTACTATTGGTCAATTATTGGATGATCTTATATTCTGGGGACCTAAGACTATTCAAGACAGGGAGGACAACAAATATCCTAAAGGATATCTTAGAGCTAAACAATTAGTAATAGATTTCGATGAAAATATCATACGTTACGGAGCTAAACTTACTCCAGTTGATCCTAACAATATTGAACCGTTTGTTCAATGGATGATCAAGAATAAAAACTATGCTATAGATCACAATCTATTATCAGCTAATTCTAATAATGAATTCGGTTATACTATTAAATCTGGAGATTTTACTTTAGAATCAGACAGAAATACTCCATATCTCACAAGATTGATTAATCAAGGTGTATTTAGAACTAATCTTGATCCAGGAGAAGACGCTAATTTATATAGACAATCCCTTCTATATTTAGAACCATCCTTAGATGTTACTTCTGATGACACTCCTACTCCGTTGAATGCTGCTCAATAGGAAACTAAGTAGACAGAACAGTAGGAAGAAGAAACCCCCAATGTTGAAGGATCCTCAATAACTATTACTAATAAGGTAGATAAAAATTCTGGCAAATCTAAATGGAACAGAGAGGGTTTAGCTGCATCATTAGCTTCTGCGCCTGATGGTACTACTGTTACTTATACTATAGATCCTGAATTGATGTAGGACTTTTATCCTAAACATACATTTAAAATACAGGATGGTAAATTGAATGGTAGAATATTAGATACATCTAGTGATTTACAAGCTTTAAAGACTCTTAGAAAAGCTGTAATAGACTCATATAATGAAATAGCTAGTAATGCTAACGAAGAAGACAATATATCAAAGATATATAGTTAGAGTGCTTTAGCTAGTATCAGTGTTAATTATCCTAGTAGATCTGCTAAGAAAATCGCAAAGAAGACCACTACTAAGACAAAGAAAGTAACTAATCCTAAGAATCCATTTGACAGTGATACAGCAGAAGGTAAGAGATATACTAAGATGTATAATTATCTTTCTTCTTTGACTGGATTTGATGCAGCTTCTATATCTGATTACTTAACTCAATTACAGAATAATCCAAGAGTACTGTATAAGAATGATCCTAAACTATAGGAAGTATTTGAATCAGCAGATGAATTATACGAAACTCTTGAAGATACAGTTCCAGGACAAGGTACGAATGTAAAAGCATATCTTACAAAAATTGCTGATACTATAGTAAAAGACCAACCTAAACAAGCTAAATCATCCGCAGTAAAAGAAACCGCCAAGATGCCAGATACGCCTGCACCTAGTAATTTCGAGCAGGCTGCTTCTAATACTGTTACTGCACAGGATGCATAGGAACTGAATGATTTAGCAAAACAGATGGGTATGCCAGATATATTTGCTCAGTTTGACAATCCTTCTGGTCCTACTATGGAAGTTAATTTAGATGAATTAGATACTACTTATGAACGTTCTAATATATCCAAAGAGGTAGCAGGATACCGGAGTATGGTTGGTAACTTAGTAAACAACGATGTACAACTTACTGACAAATTGATAAGTACTATAGGTACTCATGGCAATCCTGTGTTAGCTTGGGCTATAATGTCTAAGGATGGATTAACACTGTATCAAGGAGCTAAGCAAGGTGCTCCATATCACGAAGCATTTCATAGAGTATCGTTACTTTACTTATCACCAGAGGAAAGAGAAGAACTTTACAGACAGGCTAGAAAAGAATATAATCTGATAAATAATTCAAATAAAGAAGTAGAAGAGTATTTAGCAGAAAGATTTAGAGAATACGTATTAGCTAATGATTTTGACAGAAGTGTAACAGGTAGAGTAAAACAATTCTTCAAAAACATAGCTAACTTCTTTAGAGCTTTATTTACAAAGAAGCCTAAATTTGAAGATATAAATAGTTTGTTTGCTAGTATTAGAAATGGAGAGTATAGGTTTAGAAAACAAAATCCTATATCAGTTAGTAATTTTGATGCTAACTATGGCAAACAAGCTAGAGTACCTTTGACTATCAATGGTGTTACTTTAGAAGCTATATACGATAGTAATATACTAGAAGAAGTAATCAATACATTGGCTGCTACTACTTTGTTTAATAACAATATACAAAGATTATAGAGCCTTAATAAACCCATAGATTTCCAACCCACTATTGATTATTTACAGAAATGTAAAGATGCTTATCAGGCAGTAATTGAAAATGATTAGGCTAGTGACAAAGCTAAAATCATGGCTCGTCAGGCTACAAATATATATACAGAGATTTTGAATAATTTCAATAATGTATTCAGACCTCTTATAGATATTAAGTTTGAAGGCTATGGACTTAGAAGAAAGAAAGCAGAAATGGAAGATTCATATAAGGAAGATATGAACACCATAGTAAATGATGAAATAAAATCTGCATACGAATTTTCTGCTAAGGAGAATGCACAAGCTGATGTTAGATTGCTATTCTTAACTCTTAGAAGTAGTAAATTACCTAGTACTACTACATTTATGAATCAATTTACTAATGCAGATATAGCTTGGTATAATACTTTTAGTAGATTACATAGTGCTAAATCTTATGAGGAAATGATTCAAAGACTTAAGGATGCAGCTAGAGATACCGAACAACTTGGAGATGAATATAAGATAAATATGTATAGTGAGTTGTTGAATAGATTAGAAAACTCTGATCAACAATTTAAGAATAGATTCTTTGTTACATTTAAGAAACACAGAAATAGATTTTAGAATGCATATTTTGAATAGACACAAAGAAGAGGTAGGATAACTGGTGTAAAAATGACATTCGGTGATGCAGATATCAATAAGCGTTCAAGAACTATTAATAGACAATGGTCTGTAGCTTTTGGTATGTCTAATCCATCAAGTAGAAAGGACGAACTAAAACAAGCAATCAGCGATTGGAATAAACTAAAGAATAAAGTAATCAAAGGTAAGTTTGAATTTGATGATACAGTTAATGAGATAATAAGAATATTCTCTAAATTTAATATTACCTTAGACAGTCCTGCAATATATACTATAATAGCAGATCCAGAATTTGTTGATGTAGATAAGAAAGTAGCCTTGCGTAATTTTATTTTGGATATACCTAGAACAGGTACAGCCGAGAGTAAATATGGTATACAAAACCTGTTCTCCAATGAAGGTCCTATTATGAATGCTGCTAATGGTAAAGTAGATTCAGATAAAATACTCAATATACTTGGTAATGAGAAGTCTGTAAAATTCTTAGCAGAACAATATATTAAAGCTAATCCTACATCAGAAGATGATAGTGTAATAGGTCCTAATGGTAATAACGTGTATGCTTACTCAGAACACAATACTATCACATCAATGTTCGAAGATTGGTTAAAAGATGAAGCATATATCAATGAATTGTCTTCTTGTAAGTATTGTGATAGTTCAGTATGGTTGTCTCAAATTAAGAACAGCAAAGATGTGAGAGATGCTCTAAGAGTATCAACACAATTATCAGTTATATCTAAAAATGAAACAGATACTGGTAGAGGATACCTAGATATTGCCCCTGTAGAAGACATTTTGCTTAAATTTAATGCTACATTAAATAATAAGTTACCTTTACCTACTCTAGCTAATAAGCGTACATATTACTTTATTGAAGGTTTAAAACGTCAGTCAGTAAATGTAAATAAGGATAAATCTAAGAAGTTGCAATTAGACGATGATACTATTACTGTATTTATGAAGTATGCTATTAATGAGTATGAAGTAATACAGAAAGCGTATGAACAAAGAGACAAATTCTTAAGTGATGTTGGTTTATCTTTAGCGGAATGGAACAATCTAAGTGCAGCTGAACAAAGACAATAGATACTTAGAATAAACAGAGAGGCCATCGAACAAGGTAAAGCTGATAGTTTTAAATACCTGGTAGAGAATTATCACTACAATACTAAAGGTGATAAGATAGTATTTGAGAATGGTAATGGATATAAATTTAGATACTTTGTAAAATTACAAAGCGAAGTAGACAAGTATGGTCTTGACAAAGTATATACAATGTACTTCAAGAATCCAAACAATAAGAAGTTGTATAATTATGTTAAGAATTCATTAAATTGGAGAATAAACGATACTATTCAACAATTTATTAATAACAGAATTATAGAACCTAATTCTCAAAATATTAATTATGACGGAGAGTCTATAGCAAGCGATATAATCAGAGGAAATATATTATTAGATTCTGACTTAGTATCACCACAGAATGGTAAGACTACATCAGAGATGATAGCTAGTGTTATTGCTGACTATGCTGTTAATACTGCTATAGCTACTTTAGAGTTTGAAAAATTAATATCTGGAGATCTAGCATACTATAAAAACTTAGACGACCGTGTAAAACGTTATTCTGCTCTTACTTCTACCAGACAGATAATGAATATACCTCAGGATGATTAGACGTACAGAACTATATCATTGAATACTAATAAATTAGTATCTAAGGTAATGCATGATGCTATGTATGATAAGTATGTAGGTACAGAAGAAGCTCCTGGTATTCTTACTAAGTTATACTTCAGATTCAGAGATGAAAACAAATAGAACTTTGTTGGTCTAACTGATAAAGAGATATACGAAAAAGCGTAGAAAGATGCTGATAATAGATTATCTGGTTATAATGATGTAGACCCAACAGATGCTCAGGTTTGGATTTCTCCTACTATGTTCCGTAAATTATCTATAATGAATGGAGACTGGAATGAAGATAAACAAAGAGCATTTGACTTGTTAGAATCGGATGAACAATTGTCTTTGGAATAGGAAATAGAATTACATAATATAGTTATGCAACCATTGAAATATGTACATTTTGGTTACATAAATTCTGATGGTAATAGAATTCCTATCTACGATAAGATGTCTCTAGCTACTATATTTAGACGTACTGCTGTAAATCGTGACTTACAACAAATGTATGATTACATGAAAGACAATGATGTAGACATGATTAAAATGAATAGTGCTACTAAGTCTGGTAACATGCAACGTATGAAGATGTATGACGGAGACTGGAAATTACAAGATCTGAATGAGTCTGCTGTATATGAACAGGAATTCAAATACATAGGTAAACAGTTAGTAACCGATCCTCACAATGTGGAGAGAGTTACCTTTGCAACACAACCTATTAAGATCTGTATGTCTAATATTGAGAAGGAAGGTGATTATGATTTCCAAGGTAAGACAGTTAAAGGACAGAAACTAATTGATGAATATGTTCAAGCTATAGATAGACTGTCTGATATAGGTAAATAGAAACTATTCAATCAAATAGGTATTAAAGAACAAGACGGTAAGTTATATGTAGACAAAACTAAGTTCGTTAAAATGCTTAGGGATGACGCTATCAATAGTAATATGCCATATAATCTGATTGATGCTTTACAAACTGTTATCAAGTCTGATGATACTACAGATTATTATATAGAATTATCAGTATTGCCATCTCTTAATTGGATACATAGTAGGATAACTGCAATGATTAAGAAAGCTACTATTGATATCAATACTCCAGGTAATGCTTTCATTCAGATGTCTAACTTTGGATTTAAGACTACTACATTCGATAAACCTCTAAATACAAAAGTAAAAGGAGAAGGTATAATATTTAATGACGAGCTTAAGTTCAAAAGACCTGATAATGGCAGAATGGAATGTATTGTATCTATTAATTTATTCAAGTCTGTATTACCAGCTGAAATACAAGGAGATTTTGAAAAGTCCAAAGAATACATACTAGCTAATGCTGATTTGTTTGCAATAGGTTATCGTATTCCTACACAGGGTATGAACTCTACACTGCCATTACAGATTGTAGATGTATTAAGAGAAAGTTCAGGCGATGTTATTATAATGCCTTCTGAAATTACTACACTTACTGGTTCTGACTTCGATATTGATAAAATGTACATGGCTAGGTACAACTATAGAGATATAGACGGAAAGTTAGAGAAAATACAATTTATTGATAGTGATGACTACTCTAATGAAGAAGAATTCCTAACTGCAGTATATAATTATAAATATGCAGCTTATCAAACTGATAAATATAAAGAAGCAGAAAAGGATGTACCTAAAGTTCTTAATACTCTGTACAAGAAAGTATTAATGAACAATGATACTATGATGGCAGAAGATAAAGAATTCTTATTAAATTATATTAAAGGTTATAATTCATTTATTAACTACAACGATGCATTAGATATACTTGATAATGTAACTATATCTGATACTGAAAAAGTAAGTAGAATAAGAGGATTATTCAATAAAAAGACCGATATAATAAAATTAGAAGACTTTATATCAAATAATACGGGTAAAGATAAATGGACTGTAAATAGTAGAGAACAAATAGAAAACAGATTATTAGATATATTTAATACTACTCTTACTTCTGATAACCATTTCCTTGATGCCACTACTCCTCTTGATGTTACTACTCAACCTATTAAAGATATCGTAGGTAAAGTAGATAAATATCTTGCTGATAAGAAGAATATCAGTTCCCTTGAAGCATTATTCCCTCCATATCAATTAGAAATTAAGAATAACAATACTGGTGCTGATGCAGGTATTGGTCCTATGGCGTTGATTAATACATTCAGAACATTTGCTCAAATAGCTGGCTTGAATTTAAATACTATGTCTGTTACTAATGATGGTAAACCTAATGTATGTCAACTACTTGGTATCAATACTTTAGATCTTAAGTATGATAGAAATGGTATATCTATATTGGACTGGACTTCTGCATTGATTAATGCTCACGTAGATGCTGCTAAAGACCCTTATATTACTCGTCTTAATGTTAATAAATATACGTATAGTGCTACTGCATTTATGGTATCAGCAGGTCTGGGTGATTCAGTATTTTACTTCTTGCCACAGCCTATACTTAGAGAGTTAGCCTCTGAAGCTATGCGTATAAAGAGTGCTAAAATAGGTTCTAATCCAATTGAAATATATCAAAAAGCTTGGCTTAAGAATACTAAGGAAAAATATGAAAAACTACTTGAAGATGCTATAAATAAACACAATAGTACAGTTACTTCAGATGAACAGGTATTAAGAGAAGACCTTCCTTTGTATGGTGATACTTTCTTTACAGATAAAATAATGAATAAAGAATGGTTAGAAAGTCAATTAGCAATACCAGAAAAACAAAGAGATTATAATTGGTATAATAATCAGTTACAAATACTTGAGTATTTCAATCAAATAGATGAATATGGAAAATCTTTATCTAATTTGATTAAAGCGTCTCAAATTGATACCGCTAAGTTTGGTAACAATGCTAATGAAATGATATTACATCTACATACCATAGAACAGGCATTATCAGATACTAACTTTACTAATCCGTTTGATATTTTCAATAAAACTTTCTTAGGTAAGAAGTTAGAAAATAGTATCAATCTAATGTTCAATATGTTAAGTAATGAGATTATAGAGTTCGCTCCTAACTTTGTAAATATGATAGAATAGATACAAAGATAGACAGTTACTTACTATGCTAAGGATGAAAGAATAGTTAATGCTATATCAAGAGAATTAAAGACTAATATAGAAGCTGGCTTCTTTAATGAATATATGAAAGCCAATAACAAGACTGTTAAATCATTGTTCTATGGTAATAATTCTATAGTAGATAGAGTATCTAATCTAAGAAATGCAATATATACAAATCAAAAGTATTAGAATTTAAAAGATAATGCATTATTAAGATTGCTTGAACCTGGTATAAATTCAGATCCAAATGCTCCTAAGATCTTCGAAGTATCTACTACAAAACAGCGTGATACTCAATCTAAGAATATGTATACATATTCTTGGAGAGACTTATTAGAACATCCGAGTAAAGAAGTAAGAGATATTGCAAAAGATTTAATTCTATACTCATTCTATAGCAGTGGTGGACATTCTAATGGTATCTATAACTTCTTTGATTTAGTACCTTATGAAGTATTAGCGAAAGGTTTTGAGTTGAATGGTCAGACCTATGAAGAATATATGAAATAGACAGTAAGGAGTCTTAATGATAATGAATCTTACTTAGATTATGCTACTATTATAGATAATACATTAAGAAGTCTATGGAATAATGATAGATTAATTCCCGATGTATCAAATAACTTTATAGACGCGTCAATGTCTGATCCTAATGTTAAACACGGACCTGCAATATATCTTCGTTTACAAGAAGATAGAACTAATTTCATGTAGTCTTTAGATGAAAGTTATAAACCATATGTTAAAGTAAAAGATAGATCTAATGTTAATAATACTCTACTATATAAGTTTGTAGGTAAGAGTATTAACACTAACGGAGACACTCAATTAGTATATGCGTTAATACCTAAAACAGGTTATACATATAAGGGATTCTCTATAAAAGAAGCTTCTAATACTACAGAACTTCCTACTAATCAAGTTAAAGACTATACTGACTTAAGTGTAGAGTTTAATAAGAAGTTTAGTAAAAACCAAGTTAAGTTTATACCTGCAAAAGAGATAATAGATGAAACTGGTTCTAACCGAACCTATGATGAAGATGGAGAAGCTGAAGTTAAGAATGTAGAAGTTACTGTAACTCCTTCTGAAGAGAAATAGATATCTACATTTTTTGCAGACTTATTTAATGATATGTCACAAAAACAGGCCGAAGCTATATTAAGTAAAGATGCTATTAGACGATTTACATATTAGGATGTGCAATTCTCCACTGTAAATCAAGCTTATTATTATACTATAGCTAATTTGATTCCCGATCCATCCAACAAGGATGTAGGATAGAAACTATTACAGAATTTATTAGAGGTTGATAGATTAGCCAAGTGGATAAATTATGATGTTAAAGGTGAAGATGGAACCACATTAAGAGAAATGGAAGAAATACTACACGATCAATTGATGTATGACATCCAATATGCATCTATAACATCAGATCCTAATGCAATTGAAGCTTTAAAAACTATAGAGACTTCAGATGAAATACTTGCAGATTTGAAGAACGATATAGCTAATGATTTCAGTGATGAAGCAATGTTAAACTGTAAAGGAAAATAATATGATATGCCCTAATTTAAATGATAAGACAGTAAAACAATAGTTCACAGAACTTGTTAATGCCGTAGGCGAAGTAGCGGCATATGATATATGGAACCAAAACAATGGTAATGCTATAGACAAGGCCCCTAATGGGGCTGAGTCTAAGCTATTTTCAGACCTTTTAAACTATTATAATGGAGATCGTAATAGTGCTATAAAGGCTAAGGCTTAGGTATATTCTAAGAGCTTTAAAAGCTGGTTTGGGGATTGGTTAAATAGCTCTGAGGATTCTTCTAAAATAACAGATAAAAATAGTGAACCATTATTAGTATATCACCATAGTAATGATTCCATTACGGAATTCTCTACTGAATTCAATAATTATTTTAGTCGTAGTAAAGGAGGAACAAAAGAGGCTATCTTTTTTACTAGAACCAGATATCCAAAATCTGGTACAGTTCTTGATAGAAAATATAGCTATCCTGTTTATCTTAGTGCTAAAAATGTAATAGAGAAAACAGGAACTAAAGATGAATTGAGAACAACAGGAGAAGGTTTTGTAAGTACCATAAATAGATCTTCTAAAGAGGCTGATGCTGCTATATTTCATGGAATCGACGATAATTAGGAATTAAATCAAGACATCTATGTTGTTCATCGTCCTAATCAAATCAAATCAATAGACAATCAAGGTTCTTTCTCTAGAGAAGACAATAATATATATAGAGCGGAATATACTGATACAACTGTTCCTTCTGATCCAGATTTACGCAATAGACTATTCAACGGTAAGGACGAAGCATCTATTGGAGTAATGCTCACTAGATTAGCTAAAAGTAGTCCTGCACTTGTTCCTTTTATCAATAAAGTAAAAGCTAATATACCAGTAAATGTAAAAGCTAGGAAAGTAGTATTAATACCATATAGTGAAGATAATCCATCTCATGCTTGGTATGATACTGATAATGGCATAGTTTATATATCAGAAAATGCAGCATACGAACATAATGGAAAATTATCTAAAGCAGACAATACAATATTCCATGAAATATTACATGCAGCCACAGTAAGTGTACTTAACAATAGTCCTGAATTAAAAGGTGAACTTAAGTCTATAATGGACAATGTAAAATAGTATATTGGTTCTGACTACTATGGTATGAAAGATGAATATGAATTCTTAGCTGAATTATGGTCTAATGCAAAATTTGCTAAAGAATTAATGAACATACCTGCTTCTAAAAAACAAAGTATGTTAGATAAGATTATAGACTGGTTAATGAAAGCATTTGGTATTACTAATTCAGATAATGCTTTTGTTGAGGCTCATAATTTTATGGTAAATATGCTTACTAATTATCAAGATTTAAATTACAACTTAGAAGATATAAATAAGGAACTAAGTACAGCAAACCTGCATTTAGCTAAACCTATTAAATAGACTAACAATCCCGTTACGATTAAAAATATATTTGATCAACAAAGTAAACATATCGCTTTTGATGCAGATACTCATACTTATACTAATACTGAAACGGGAGAAGTATACAAATCTGTATCTGATGTTAAGAAGTTAGCTGGTTTTGCTGAAGATATAGATACTATGACTTAGCAACAACTTATATATGGTGACTTCACCGCTAGAGTAGGTACAGCTATACATGAAGTACTAAGTAAGTTGATGAAAGGTGAACCAATAGGAGATACACAATTTAGTCCTAGAGTAATAAAACAACTTACTAACATAGCTAATATAGTAAAGAGAAACGGTCAAGTAATAGCATCAGAGTAGGTAATATCAAATGATGATGCAAAAGTAGCTGGTACATTAGACTTATTAGTAAGAGATAAGAGAGGTAAAATAAAACTTCTTGATTTCAAGACCAAAATGCGCAATTATGGTGACAAGAAGAAATATGGTTTTACTTACTATAACAAAACTAAATATTCAAATAGACCAGATAGGGACAGACATATGTTCTAGTTAGCAATGTATCAGTACATGCAAGAACAATTGGGGATACATATAGATGAAAGAGGTGTGATTCCTATCGAAGTAGATGTAGATAAGGAAGGTAATGTTACTAATGTATATTTCTCTAATGTATTAGTAAATGAAGAAAATCAAAATGAATTAACTGGTGTATATAAAATGCCAATACGTAGTGATGTAGATTTAGCGGCTAAGAAATCATTAGGTTTACTTGGAGAAAACAATCAATTAAGTAAATTAAATGAACAACAGTTAAAATAGACATCAGAGATAGTAAACAAGATATTAAAAACACTATCTAATAAGACTATATTGTTATCTTCTAAGGGTAGAGACATTGAATCTAGAATACTTAAGAATAAAGTAAAAGAGTTTCAAGATGCTACGGAACAAGAGATAATGGTTGGTTATATTAATACCGCTCTAAGTAGCTTAGAAAAGGAAATATAGCGTTATAATACTTTGTTAGACAGAGAAAAGGAAGAGGGTCAAGCTGTATGGAATCTAACTACATTAGAAATATGGAAAGATTTAGCAGAATCATTTGAACCTCTTAGAGATCTTAGAAACTATCTATATGACTACAAAGATTTCTTATCTAAAGATGAACAAGCAGAAGTACTGAAAGCTTTAGATACTGCTATTACTTATAAAGATGTATTAGAAAAGGCTTATGATGTTAAAGGTAAACCTCTTTGGATCCAATGGTTACAACCGTTTGTAGGTATAATTAGAGGTAGGTATAAAAGAGAAGCAGAGATACAATATAAAAAAGATAATAAAGGAAGAAAAATCAATAAAGATGATATGCAAGCTTATATTGATAAATATATCAATGATAATGCTGAAAAGATTCAAACTGAGACATATAACTTTATTGAACAACAATCAAGAATAGCTGATTCCGATACTAATGCTTTTTATAGGTATACTGATACTATATTTCAATCATAGGATCCTATAATATCTGCTATGGCAAAAGCTTATGATGAAGTAGTATCATAGACTAGAGTACAATATGTAGATAAGTACAGACAATTAGCTGATCTTACTAAAGAATTACATAAAGCATTAGGTGTAACAATAGCATCAGATCCTAAGAAAGTATATGATTTTATGATTGAATACACTTCTAGTGGGCCAAGATTGATTAAATAGATGCCTTCATCTTTTGATGATGCTTATTTAGAGGCTAAGGAAGAAATAGACAAGGATCCCAAGTATATACTTCCAGAACAGAGAAGTGAAGCTTTAAGAGCGTGGTTGAATAAAAATGCTCCTATAGTAGATAAAGAAAGACTTAATCGAGCTAAGCTTGATTTATTTGATAAAATGTTATAGGAAGATGATATCACTGAAGAAGAGCATAAGATACTTGTGGAAAATGAAAAATCCAAAAATAGAAGGAAGGGTGTATATACTTTAGCTTCAGAAAGTAAGATAAGCAGACAAGCTGCAGAATTAGTTCAGCAAGAAATGTCTAAACTTATTTGGCAGTATAGAAAAATAGATCCTAAACTGTATCCTAATACTAAGTGGGACAATTTATCAAAACTTAGAAAGACCAATCCTGATGATATTAGAATACGATTTTATGATTTTATATATTCCTTATCAGAAGAAGGAGATGCAGGTGTAGCTAAAAGATATAAACTAAATGGTAGGTTACCTGGAGTATCACTAGACATGATGGAAAGGGTCAAATCTGGGCAGAATATAGCTAAGGCTGCTCTAAGAGATGCAAAGAGACAAGTAATTAGAAATGAGGATGATACTCATCTTGGTTCTTTTGCACTATCTGATGAATTAGATAGACCTATAGACTTTGTTCCAGTATTCTATACAGCTAGATTAGAAGAACAAGATCAATCTTATGATATACCTAGTATATACAATAAATGGTTTGCATCGGCTTTAAACTATTATAATACCACTAAGGTAATGGCTCAATTAGAATTCACTAGACATGTTGTTAATAGTCGTAGAACTAAAATAACTGATAGTAAAGGTAGAGCTATTAAGAACTACTTGGAGAAGAAATTCCTTGATGAAAATCCTAATTCTTCTATTAATGCTTCTGATGTAGTAAAAGATACTTCTAATTTAGCAGATTAGTTAAATGATTGGTTCTAGCAAGTAATATATCAAAAATCAGATGCTGATCTAGGTATAATAATGGGAGTAGATGCTGCCAAATTAGTAGATTTACTATCTAAGTATACATCATTATCTATAATGGGTGTTAACTATATAAGTATGGTTAACAATGTCCTTATGGCAGAGACTCAACAAGCTATAGAAAGCTTTGCAAATAGATATGTATCTGCTAAAGCCTATACTAAAGCTACAGGTGAATATGCTAAAGACCTTCCCAATATACTTGGTGATATAGGAGCTACTAAGGCTACAAGTAAAGTTAACTTATTGAATGAACATTTTGGAGTATTTACAGATTATACTGAGGGTGATTTCCAAAATAAGCTTAGATTTACAAGATTGTTTAATACTTCTGCCTTATATGCTACTAATAATTTAGGTGAGCATGAAGCTCAATCTCGTTTTCTGATAGCTTCGTTGATAAATAAAGAAGCTAAGGACAGAAACGGGAATGTAATAGGAAGCGTATACGATTATTTTTATGTAGAAGACGGTAAGCTTAAATTTGATAAGGATGGAGTAGTAGCAAACTTTAGTCCAGATGAACAAAATTAGTTCTCAGCTAGAGTAAGAGCTTTACTTATGCAAATGCATGGTAATTATGCTCCTCACACTAAAGTAGCTTTATAGAGATGGGGTCTTACACGTTTAGCTTTAATGTTCCGTAAATGGATTATACCTGGTATTAGAAGAAGATATTCTACAGAATACTATGATAATGTCATTGATGATTGGCAAGAAGGTTATTATCGTACCGGTGCTAGATTCATCAAGAACAAGGTAGGTTCTTTCTTTATGAAATACAAAGATGAAGCAAGAGCATTAGAAATGGCATCAAGTGCAGATTGGAGTACAATGACCGAATTTGAAAAGTATAATGTAAAAAGGTTTGCTATTGATGCTGCATTCTTAACAGCAGCTATTATACTTACTGCAGTACTTACTAAACTGAAAGATGACGATGACGACGAAGATATGAAGATATTTTGGTCTAATATGGCTTATCAAACTTATCGTCTTAAGACTGATATCGCGTTTTTCTTTAATCCTGCAGATGCTCTTAAGATTGTTCAATCTCCTATTCCTTCCTCTTCACTTATTAAAAGCTTTACTAATTTTATAGGTCAGATTATTAAAGATCCTACTGAGAAATATGTACGTGGAGAATGGGAAGATCATTATAAGCTTGAAAAGCAATTCTTCGATTTGTTACCTATAGCGAGACAACTATATCGCTATCAAGATATTGCGAATGAGATGACATTATTACAATCTAAATAATATCAAAGTAGCTTAGAAAAGAACTTGCTTACTATCATCATTATAGTTTATTATATAAAGATAAAGGCTAAGGATTAATTTCCTTAGCCTTTTTTATTCCCAATATGAGGACATATATATTAGGAATATTTATAGGAACAGTTGAATCTATAGAAATATAATGCCAGAATTATCTAGCATTATTTCTTCTGGAATTACCTCATAGATATCAGGTGGTGGTAACATTTCACCGTTATCTTGTACTCTGGCTTGTTCAAATACTTTATTACCACATCTGCAGCTCTTATTAAACAAAGCGTATGTGAAACTTTTAGAACTTAAATTCCAAAAGCTTAATACTTGCTGTTTTAATTCAAGGCTACATTGACTATATCTTCCTTCTTTAATACAATTATAATCTTTCTTGTACTTATTAGGTATAGTAAATACAAATATATAATATGTATCTTCATCATCAATATAGATGAACTTACTATAAAAATACTTATTCTTTGTTAGAAAGAATAGATTCTTATAGTAAGTATCATCAAATTCATCAATACGGAACATTAGAAATATGTGACTATCTAAATATGGTTTATCCTTCATTGCCATAAAAGCATTTATGAATCTACCATAGGAATTCCAATACATAGCTTGTCCAAAATCACTAAACTTCTCATTCTTCTCCGCTAACATAGGCAGAAGAAAACGAGTACTTATAGTTCTTTTTCTATTACTACCAAATACATCTACATAATTCATAGTCTTTCAGTACCATCCCCCTCATAATAGCTAAGAGTATGCTCCCAGTTATTAGTTCGATAATGGTATGAAAGTTCTGTTAATGCATTGATAATAATAGTTTTTTGAGAGTCTAACTCTGTTTCATTAAACATATCAAATACTCTCACTTCATAGCTACCATTTGTTTGAATAGCAACTATATAGGCTTCACAGTCATAATCTGAAATATCAATATCTTGATCTTTCATATACCAAGTAATAGCTAACAAATAATAAGCTATTTGTCTGTAATAGCCAAATTCTTCTACAGAATGTTTAAAGTTATAAACATCTGAAGTAGTCTTTAAGTCGATTAGAATAATCTTCTTATTGACATGATCGAATATACATCTATCAAGTAGTGACTTGCAAGGTGCATACCAAATCTTATCTTCATCCATTTTAAGACTATTAGTCATAATAGGAAATGTCCAGTTAATATGAAACTCATTATGAGATTCTACTCCTGGTATATCTGTTAGTAATTCTTTTGCTTTCTTATGATTATCAATGTTAGATTTAATTGTCTTTAACATATTCAAATCAGCAAAGGAAATTACTTTTCTGTTATCTTTTTCATTTCGTAATGCTTCTATATAGTCAGCATAACGAATACATAGCTCTGTAGCTTCTTTTAAGACGATTTCAGAGCTTTTTGAATTGCTATATGCAGATTTGTATGCAGCAATCTTCTTATCGTCTTCTATGAGCTCTAATGAGTTTGCATAGTTCTCACAGAAATCTTTTTGTTGTTTTACTTTAGGTACTTCATAATCTAAAATAATATAATCCTTCCAAAATTCATCTGGTTGAAGTATATATTCATGAATCATAGTACCCTTCTCTAATTGTGGTAACTTTAATCCTTCTTCTTTACCGTCGAGCATATTACGGAAATACAAAGGACCTTTCTTTAGAAACCAACCAATAGAAGAATTTGATATTCTCGTGTTATCTTCATAATACGGTTTATCAATTATCATTCTCTTCCTTGTTTAATTCTATAGTTACTATTTTAAGTCTCTCTCTTTCAATATAACTATCAGTTAATATACTGCAATTATATTGATTAAGATGACCATAGGATATACCATTATGCCAATGCCCAAAGAAATGATGCTTATACTTACCGAAACAGTAATATTCAAGCTTCTCATTATAATTAGGATTCTCATGTGTGATTAGAATATCACATTCAGGTATATTTTCATATGGACATTTATACTTATCATATTCATAATTAGTATCTTCAAATGCCCATGTTTGCCAGTATATAGGAGCTATCCAAGGGGTACCGTAGAAAGTAACTCCTTCATATTCATAGAGTTCATCAATAAGAAACACTACCTTATCATCAGTAAGTATAGACATCTTATCTTTGAATTGCTGAAGTGTAATATCTTTATCTAAACTATCATACAATCGTTCGATATAGATATCATGATTGCCAGGTACTACTATTACTTTCTTACAAGGAAGTTTATCTACCCAGTTTACAAAAGTAACACTCCACCATTTATCTGATTCATCGCTGTCTCTTTGAACAACTAACTCTACTACATCACCAGCTATACATAGTACATCACACTCAGGTATACTAGGTAGATTACCATGTAAATCGCTAATTGCACATATTTTCATATTGCAAATTTTTTGTTAGTTTATATACTAATAATGTATAGAAAATTAACATCCTTTCAAATGTTTTATTAACTCATCTACTTGTTTTTGATTATGAACTATGTAAAATTTTACATTAATTTCACGTCTATACAAGTAGTAGTTAAATAGTTTCTCACGTAAAGGCCATGCCTCATTAGGATAGCCTTTACATTCGATAATAAATCCATCACCTACAAAATCAGGTAGGTAAGTCATTGGACGATATTTCTTTTCTCCAAAAGTAAAAGCTGGAAGAAGTTCAAATCTGTGCTTTTCATAATCAGCCTTGATTTTTGCTTCTTTCAGCTTCTTATATGTATAGGTTTCAAGTTTACTTCTAAACTTTATACCGTCATATTCATTTGGAGTAGCGTTTTTTACTTTTCCTTGCTTCTTTGTACTTTTTCTTCTTACAAATAACATCATGATAAGACTACACTCTTACAATAAGTTATAGAATCATTCTTAGTAGAAGCTCCAAATGTACTTTTTAATGTAACAGGTTCGCCTTTTATGGCTTTATCCATTACAAATTTGATAATACTCCATGCAGCCTTCCATTTTGCATGACAAGCTTTTACTTCTCCAGCAAGTACTTGAGCAATATAGTCAACTAAGAATGCAGGAATACAGTACATAATGAAAAGTATTTTGACAGGGTAAGACAATATCTTACCTATATTTTTAATAAATTTCTTCATAAAGCCAATTTTTTATAGTTTCAAAATCATTTGCTTTAATAGCATCTGATATATCTTTAGCCTTAAACTTCTTATGGACTAATAAGCCTTCTAAGCCTGTTTTAAGGCTCATTTTGCGAAGATATTTTACACCAGCTTCATCTCTATCAAACATTATAATAATGCGTTTAAAACGCTTCTTAAGCTGTTCTAATGCCTTGTCAGGTACAAAAGTTGATTCTGATGATGGGCTTATCGCAGGAATACCCATTTCGTATAAACACATGACGTCTTTCATACTCTTTGTTATAATGAGTATATCACCAGTTTTAGGTAACTGTTTAAATCCCTGAATATCGTTTTCAGTCAGGTTATTACGCCACTTTGTATATTTATCTGCTAAAGGTCTATATATCTTAAAATGATTATACACCTTATAAGCATACATAGGATTTGTATCCTTGTAAATACCCTTTACAATACCATTACACAAATAATATTTAATACTACTTACTCCGAATTTCTTCAAAGTAGTAGTACTAATATTGAACTGAGACCAGTAATTGATGTCTGTTAGAGTAAAGTCTTGTCTTACTACACCAATTACTGTCTCTGTTGACGGTATGTATTGCTTAGAGCTAACGAGTTGCGTATTATTAGTAATCTTAAGCTTATTAACTATATCATTCAGTATATCTGAATAATTAGTTAAACCAGTAAGTAATGAAACGAACTTAATTACATTACCGCAATCACCTGTGCCATGATCCTTAAACATTAACTGTTTAGTAGTCCTACTATAGAAACATCCAAATGATGGATTTTTATCTTTTCTAAAGGGACTATTATAAATCATGCCAACTTTAAAATTACCTATATACGCTGAATATATATCATACTCTGTTACTTTAGATAGTATATACTCTAAAGTAATATTCTCTTCATCTTTTATGTTCGTAGTGTCATATAACATATGATATATAATTTTTAAGTGGAAGTAATGAGATTCGAACTCATGACATGGTCCTATCTATAGTACCTTTAAATCTATCGCCTTTTCTCGCAGGTTTATTCAGATTTATATCTCCTATATCCACCGGACTTGCTCTACCACTGAGCTATACTTCCTTATAAAAACGTGAGTGCATGCTATCCAGAATCTATGAATTTTGTAATTCGCCACCGCCTTTCACGGCTTGCATCGGATTTCTCTAAGAGTCATGCCACCGACGAATTACTCACATAGCGGCATGCTACTCACGTATCGCTATATTATGCCTAGCGTAGGCAAGCTGTTAAAAGATTATATTAGAACGGCAAATCGTCATTCTGAGTATCTGCTACTCCTTTATCTACCTTATCTAACGGATTAACATCTGTTGTTTCCTTATCTGCTGTGATAGGACGAACAAAGACATCAATATTCAATTCTGTAATCTTACTTACTTGACCCTCAGGTAAATTCATTGGTTCAATGAAAGTAAATTTACAATAGTTAGGTAATGTAGTATAACCTTTATTGTTATAAACTATCTTTACTCTAAGTAAAATATCTTTATTTGCTGCATTCAGCAAATTAACAACCCAATTAGCAAATTCACTAAATGATGAACCTGCAAAGACGAGAGCTTCTTTAGGATAGAAACAGCTAAGTATCTGCAATATACGCTTTACTTGTCTATTTGCTCTATTCTGAAAGTCTTCTTCAGATTCCATAGGTTTCTTAGTAGACTCCCATTCAGTATGTGTCATGGTTTGTTCATCTTTCTCGAATTTAAATTCAATAAAGATATTACCATTAATGGACTTATCAACTCTAGCACTTACAAATTTCACATTATCGTGAATACCTGCTTCTAAGTACTTATTCTTACTCTCTTGTATCTGGTTTGCTAATTCTGTACTATAAATCATAACTTAATCTTTTAAACTGATATAAAATACTGTTAAAAGTTACTCAGGCAAATATATTTTGTCCCAATATACCTTAATATCATTGTTTTCATCGCTTTCTGCAATAACAATGTTCTTACCTCTTAAATGAGGTGCTCTTGCTTCTCTAACGGAGTTATCTCCGCCTTCAAAAGAGATATGAGTTTCATTTCTCTTTCTATATACATAGCCAACAGCATCTGCTTCACCACATATGATATTAGCAAGTTTACCTACTAAGTCAAGGGACATTTCTGATAACTCTTCTCCTTCCTTATTAATCAACTTATCTCGAGTATGACCAATAAGTATAAAGTTATCACATAAATCTCTAAACATATCTATAACTTTTCTTACAGCCTGTTGTAGATACATATAACCAGAACCATTAGGTAAGGTTCTTACGTCATTTCCAGAGTAATTCTTACCCATAGGAGTTGCTCTATACAACTGTGCTGCATAGCTAAGACATATCTCCTCTAATCTTGAGGCATTGTCTAGAGTAATATATTTGTATGGTTTCTTACCGGTCCGTTTAATTTCTTCTCTAATTGCTGTAGCAATATCTCCTAAGTCTTTTACAGACCTAGCTTGTACAGCAAGAGCTTCGAGGAACTCAGAACCACCTTCTAAGTCTACGATTAGATTGTTATATAATCTAGACGCTAGAGTGGTTTTACCGGCTTTTGGTTTGCCAAATATAATTAAGAATCGAGGATTCTCTACTTTGGCTTTTACTTTCTCTTTCGGTAATACAATCATAAAGCTTTAATTATATTGTATCCTCTGAGAATGCTTTGGTAGTTTCTGATAGTTTGGATATTTATTTAGAATAAACCACGATTTTTAATCTTAATCGTGATATCAATAATAGTCTTTTTAGTTTTCGGTTTCAAATGGTTCAATGAACCAGTTGCAATCGGGATGATATCGTAACCAATCTGTACGAAGTTATCAAAAATCTTAATCGGTGTACCGAATTCATCTTCAAAGTCATAATCCTTCTTAAAAGGATAATTCTTCTTAGCATAAATATCAAGTGCAGACAATGCGTTAAAGAATTCTTTTTCAAGGTCAAAGTTAATGCTACCATCAGCAAAGCACTTGAATGGACATTCTGCACATTCCTTAGGCAACCATCCAATGTTATGAGTCTTACTCAAGCCAAGAGTAATATAATCACCAGCACCAGCATATTCAATGCCATAGGTACACTTAGGATAGTCATAATTACTTTCTACTGTTAACCAAGGATAAGCGTTAACAACACGTTTCATCAAAGATTCTTTGTAGATATCTGCAGTTTTATTGTTTTTCGGTAACTTAAATGTATATGTTTTCATAATTTTCAGCCTTTTTAATTGTTATTACTAAACGAAATCTTCATCACTGGTTCCTCATCTCGTATAGTCTCAATTAAGTTATTGTATTTCAAATCGTTATCAAACTCTAATATCGCACATTCTCCTGCATCCCTATTTTTAAGTATATGCAAGTAGACTTTATTCTTCACTAGTAAACGATTTGGTCCATACTGTTGTATATTGAGTAGTTCCGGTCTGTGGATACATATAACATAATCAGATGCATGAAATATAGTATCAGCGGAAGATATATCACTACGCATTGGATAATGCATAGAGGGGTTATTAATTCTTTCAGGACTCTCAATGTTTCGATTCATCTGTGATAACTGAATTATAGTAGTATCAGGTAACTTCTTTACTCTGATAAATAGTTTCTGTAAATCTGAAATCACTTGCAGGGCTGTTTCACGAGCTTGACCTTCAACAAGTAAAGTATGATCAAGTATAATCACAAATTTCTTGCCTTTAGCCTTATTCTCGTAGAAATAGTTTATAGTAGATGCTATATCGTCAACAGTACCCGGTGTATCTACATAATATATCGGATATGATTTTATTTGTTGAGAAGTTTGTTCAACTTTAGCTAATAAATCATCATCTAATTCATTATTAGCACTGTATAGCTCTGCAGTAGTTTGCCTTAGCTTACTGCTCATTTTTCTACCTACCTGCCTAGAACTTAACATCTCAAATGAGAAATTAAGTACTATAACATCCTGTTTAGAATTTAAATCTATTAAATCAGTTTCAAGCGTATTTACAAATGAAGATTTACCACTACCAGATATACCTACTATAGTATATATCGTATTAGGTTCAATACCACCCATACAGGATTTATTGAACTTATTCCATCTTGTACGTAGTGAAATAATCTCATGATTTTTTCTTCTACGTATATACTCTACTGCTTCATTTGTAGCTGAAGATATATGACGGAATGGTAGTGTTTTAGATAAGTTCTGTTCCATAATTATAGTTATCTATGGTTGAAGGTTTATCTAATTTCATTTGTTCATCATAGGTTTCCCACTCGTGTTGAGTAAGCCATTTCCACATAGTTTTCATATAACCCATTTTACCGGTCATCATCTTGTTATCTATCTCAAATTTAAGACAATTAATAAGATGTTGATGCATAGCTTTACTTTTGCCTACTATGCGATTATATTCTTTTCTACATTTGTTTACATTTGCTCTGAGGAAACCTTTAGTTCCATCAGGTCTCATAACGTAAACTGGAAATTGGTCATAAAATTCATCAAACATAGTTTTATCTTCTTTTAGAAGTTCAGCTAATTTATTTGTTTTATTTATGACTTTGGTATCTCCATCATACTGGATAGAGATTAAACCTAAATGCTCTAACTCTCGTATTTCTTCTTCATTAACTAGGCTGAGAAGTCTCTGAATGTCTTGATTGATTGTTTTGATATCACTCAATACGATAGTTAGGAATACTAATTGATTAATAGTTAGGTTGGGTATTCTATCTAAGATAGAAGTATCTATTTCTAAAATCATATTCTCATATTTAAATATGAGCTTATAGTTCTTTGAAATATTTTGGTAAAGCCTTTGTTAATCCCATAGGCTCAGTTGTAACGGTTTTAAGTCTCGGATTATCTTATAGGCTTCATAAATATAATACCTATAGTTAATCTTTCTCTCTTCAATTGGTTTGTCATCGAACTTATTTAAAAGAGTAACACCAGATGCAGTAAGCATATTCTGATATGATTTAGCATCAGTGTTATCTGAATATTTCCATTTCCATAAGTATCCACCATTAGTAGATGCATAGAAACGATTAGTTCGCTGTTGTTCTTGGTTCATGTATTCAACATGCCATTGTTTACCAGTTTTCTCAGACATCAAGAATTTACGTATATCCGTACATCCTTTTATAGTGTCTTCTACTGGTATACCATCTACAAAGTACTTTATAATAGCTTCAGGTATTATCTTTGCAGATAATCCTTTACCTAATAGTACTTTAGTAATAAACATACCTTTTGTTTTAATTAAATCAGAATTTTTAGTTTCCTTATATCCTTCTTTAACTGCAATGTAGTCGTTAATTGCATATTGGTACATAGCTTCAAAACGCTCTTCCTCAAGAGTAAGTCTTGTAAGTTGTTCCCATTCTCGACAAATCTTGTTAGCCTGTTCATATATACTTTTCTTGAGTAATATAAACAAGCCGTCAGTATTTGCCTGGACGATTCGGCATCCTATTTGTGTTAGCTTTTCAGCTAACATTAGCAATAATAACTGTGCATTTATCCTAATTTGCATTACTGCAAAAGGACTATAACAGAAGTTATGTTGATTTTGTAGATTACCTGACAAACCATTCAATGCTAACTTTAATGTCTCATTTTTCACTTTATCTCCATTATGCTTAGCTTCTATTCTTTCATCCTTAATTTGAGAATATATCTCTAAGAATTCTGGACCAAGATGCTTAGGATAGAACTTATATTCTATTAGCATACTTGGATATAGTGAAGCAACATCAATGTCTATTAGCATTTCGTCTTCTTTAGGAATAATGATTTCAGGATCATTTTTAGAATGAATCCCTCCTACTCCCACAGTATAGCGCAAACCATTAAATATGAAGTTGTTTTCATAACCTTTCCTACCAGGAGATACTATCTGACTTTTCATATCATCTAATACTCTTTGTAGAATAGGACTATCATACTTAATGAACGGTAGTATTACATCCTTTAGTGGTATATAATCCATTGGTGATCTTAATCCTTCAATATCCCACCAGGTTAAACCTGTTTTCTCAAGATACTTTTGAGTTAAGATCTTCATTCCAATATTCACACCATCCTTACTAAGGACTCGTACTCCATATTCATCTTCAATAGCTATACGTAAATCAATATCTTTCTTACATCTATTTAAAAGCTCTGAAGTTGACTCTATATCATTGATATTATAATCAATCATATTGTCAAAATCTTCTAAAGGAAGAGGCTTACCCCAATCACATACAAATTCTTGTACATTAGGATATTGCATAGTTACTTGAATTTCTTTCAAACCTACTCTAAGTTTATTAGAGTAAAGCATAGTAAGTAAATCAAAAGTATCAAACCAAATCTGATACTTCCAATGTTTCCAAGCTTCTATATTATCTTCTGTAGAAGTAGTAATAGTCCTACTTAAGTTAAATATAGAACTACATATTGTAGCTACATTATAACTCATGAGTTTATCTTCATACTCTATAATATAATTTACTATAGGGTTATCATAATGCAGATTATTATATCCACAGAAGATAACCTCAGATTTTATTTCTAAATCTGTAGTATAAAAATCACCCCATTTTATGTAAGAGTCTACTTGTTTAAAGAACTTTACTAATTCTCTTAGCTGGTTCCTTCTTTCAGAGATTTCAAATTTATATATTTCTCCTGTTTCTGTATTTTTAACAGAACAGTGAAAGATATTTTGAAATACTTCAATATCATATACATAGACCTTCTTGTCGCGTATAATCATATCAAAAATATTAGTTAGATTCCGTGGTCAGACTCGAACTGACACAATCACACAGACTTACATTTTGCTGCGGCTCTAACCTCTTTTTAAGCTACACGGAAAACAGTACCATTTCAGTTCTGGTACAAGAACTTCATGAAAAAAAACGAAGAATTAAGCTGCTCTAAGCATAGGCTTAATTATCTTGCGATAATAGCTACGACTAGATGTATCAGCTGGTTTTTCTTTTCCTTTACAGCCTCCAACATGCTGCTTTCTGTTCTTATTTCTACCTTCATAGAATGATAAGAATTTCAAGGGACATTTAGGTTTCTCTAAACGAAGCCTTGCTTCTTTTTGTTTTGCTAATTGTTTAGCTTTCTGTTCTTTAGCTTGTGCTTTTTTCTTTGCACGAAGCTCTTTCAATCTCGGACTTAACCAGTCTTCTGGCTTTTTATCCTTATTCTTTTCTTTATCGGCTACACTTTGTGCTAAGCGTTTATCACGCTCATCTTTCCATGCTTTATGTCTGATTCTTTTAGCTTCTGCTAATTTCCACTCTGTATAATTCTGCTTTCCCATAATCTTGATAATTTTTGGTTAATAATTAAGCTGCTAATAATGATTTACCGTCATAGTAGATGATATTATTATCACCTTCTATGTCTTGTACAGTAATACCGGCAAATGAAGTATCTTTCTTAAACTTCTTTGCTTCTATTGCTGCTTTCTTTTTGGCATCGTCTCTTGTAAGTGCAACAAAGTAGTCTGTCTTGAAGTCATAGACACGTTTCTCATCGTCACTACGCCTTCTTTGTACAGTATACTTGAACTTACGCTTGTTAGGCTTCTCTTTGACAGCTAATTCAGCTGCTGTAAAGCCTTTTTGTTTGCCTTCCTTACTGGGTAAAGGCTTACGAGCTTCTTCTTCAAATTTAGCCTGCATTTCTGCAAGTTTAGCCTTCCTACTTGCTAATTCAGCTTTTTTGGCTGCTCGATTAGCTTTCAACTTATCCTTTATCTGCTTTGTAGTAAGCGTAGTAGGTTTAGCTTTGACAAATAAGTTGTCTTTAACTATACGAGTAAATTTCTTCTTCTCTTTACGAGTATAGTTCACAGTTGGATCATAGCCTGCTTTCATAAGAATTTGTTTGATACGTTCTTTCTTAGACTGTACTATAGCCTTATTTTCCTTCATAGCTTCAATAGCTACTTTAGTAGGCTGTTGTTTCTGTTTAGAACTCCAGGAGTTCCATTCTACTGTTTTCCCATCTTTAACTACAGTTACTAAAGACGGACCGATCTCGAAATCCCTTGTAGTCTCTACCGGACAGTGTTTCTTGACGAACTTGCCGCCTACTACAATTCTAGGATAATTACGCTTTTTAGCTTTAACTGATCGTTTCTGATTTCTTAAAGTTTGTCTCTTTATCTTAAAGTTCTTATTCTTTTTCATAATCTTGATAATTTTAATGGTTATTTACTAAAGCCTTTTATTGCTGGCTTCTTTTTCTCTATCTCATAATATACCATGATAGCTTTGTTATTCCAACTTACTGAATCTATGGTATTGTTATCAGCAATATCTTTGAGAATAGAATTTACTCTATTCTCAAATTTACTGCTGCTTTCAAAAAAACTTTTACGTATGTAATATACTTTTTTCATTTTTTTATGCTGCTAATGATAACGGTGCTTCTTCAATACTGAGTTCTGCACCATTATTGAAGTCTTCAATCTTCTTGTTCAAGGCATTTATTTCCAGCTGTAATTTAGCCTTCAAACTACTAATATAGGCAGAAGTTAATTCTTCTGTCTTATCTAAGTTTTTCTTGCCTTTAGCACGCTTAAGTTTAGGATCAAGAGTCTTAATCTTACTTAAGTGAAACAACTGTTCTTGCTTCTCTGACAAAGTAAAGATATCAAGATAGTTGTTAGTTATTGGTAACTCAGAGAACTTCTTATAACCCATATTGATGCACTGTAAGTACAATTTCAATAGGATACGTTCTTCTGCTTTTGCTTGGATGTCAAGAATCAGCGCCTTCAAATCAAAGTTACGCTTAGCTCCCGTAGGGATAACATTTTCATTCTTGATAATATTCCAGTATTTAGTAATCTCGTTACTGAGTTCTTTACGACGTGTAATAATATATTTAGATGTAATTGATTTCATGTTCAAGTTGATTTTTTTAAGTTAATACTTGACCAAATTACGTCTACTAGTGTAGTACTGATGGGGCTCAAACCCATAACCGTCAACTTAGAAGGTTGATGCTCTATTCAATTGAGCTACAGTACTGTATTTAAACGGGGCCAATTCACCCCGTGAAAATATATAGTTTCTAGATAATATTCCAATTCAAATATTATAAAGTTTTAACCTTGCCTAGTTTTACAGGTATAACTACGCCTGGTCTAATTTCAATACCAGCAAAGCCAAAAGTGTTATCACTAATGACTACTTTGCCAGTTAGGCCCTTCTCTTTTGCGAATTTTTCAATAGCTTCCTTATTGATATATTTAGAGCGCAGCTCTCCAGTCGAAGCTGTTCTCAAGTTATCAAATAAGATATCTATAACACAATCGAGATCACGATTTTTTACTGCTTCCTCAAGTAATGCTTGTGTAATACCATTGAAAGCTATTTCATTTCTGGTTCCACCAGAACCAGTTATTGCATCTGCAATACGAATTGCTACATCAAGAATACTCACCGATTCATAAGTATTCAATAGCCGTTGCCACCATAAAGGTCCCTTGCCATAGTAAAAGAAGACCTGACCATCCTCTCTTACAGAAGTAGCATTAGGAGTTATCTTAGAGCTTCCGTCCCAACTCTGAACTTTAGCTAATATGGTAGGCTCAGTGTTAATAAGTATTTGCAGAAGATCAACCCTAGATTTAGATATTCTGCTCATAGCTTACTTACTCTGCAGATTCTTCCAAGTTTACCTGGAGTGTAACTTCAGATTCATCAGAAACTACGCCACACTGCCGTTGGTATTCCAGTTCCATGCGTGCTGACTGGTCCATCATATCTCGTACAGTCTCACTAAGCTTAAGATACTTACGAGACAATTCCTCATAGAAGTTGAGGACACCACGATTGTGAATAGCCAGCATTTCGTTCAGCATAGACAACTCCTCTGCTGCGAAGAACATCGGGCGGCTGCCTTTCTTGCCGATACGTTCAATACATTCTGCTACACTTTTCCGGTCTGCCTTGCTAAATTCTGGCTTAACTAACTGGAACACAAGGTTCGGGTCGTTATCGTCAGGATTCAACATAATTTTCGGCTCACCGTCCAAGTCTTTGGCAATGAACTTAACGTCTAAGATGTCAATAGCCTTCACTACAAAGATATTGACTTCTTTCCGTAAAGTATTCTTATCGTTGAGCACATCTTCCTTCCACTTCAGGTCAGGATTGGTTGCTACTACGGTATAGATTTGTTCGCCAAAATAGCGACCATACTCTTTTGCTGTTGCCCGGTAACGAGCTAAAACTTGAGAGGCAACGCTCTGGTTACCTACTAATGCACTCACTACTGGTGCAGATACTTTATTATCCATAAGAATGTTTCCTTTCTGAGTCCGTGCTTGATTTCACCAATACGAAACTCTTCTTAATTTTTAGTTAATACTTTGTTAATGCTCTCCACCTTTCGATTATTTATTTACTAATGTACTCGTCTTATATAGTACCGCTTTAAAAAGCTTTGAAATATTAGCGTGAATTCAATCACATAATCTACTCAGTTTACTTTGAAAATAAATTTGAAAAATCTATGAGAAATACTCTGAGAGTTACTTCTGATAAAAAGATATGAAAATACTTTGTATGTTTGTAGATAGAATTATTTGTTTACAAAAAGTCTATCAACTCTTGCGTATTCATTCAGACCGTTTTTACGTTGCGCTGAACTTTCAATACGAAAACGTCCGTACTATATATCATATAATCTAGCATAAGTATTGTACTAGTATAATATACAGAGCCTATCATCAACAACTGGTATGTCTACAGGCATATAGGAATTACAACATTCTATGCGAATGAGGGTCGTTTAATCTAACGTTACTAAAATCACAAGCTCATTGCTTATAGCATGACCCACTTGTACCATTTCCAGGATTTGTTTGTTTATACTGCACGAATATTGGGATTTCCACCCTTCATCATTCCCTTGTCTTGCTTATGGATACTTCACATAAGTGTACTACTACCCTTATAGAGACAGTATAAGAAGTAGCAACAGGTTGCTAATGATTCAGCGTTCTCTTACATATATAGTTGCTGCTATATACTTTACGAGTGTCTTAACAGTCGGCATAACGGTTGGCAGTCGGGGTGACTCGGACTCCATATTCCATACTTACAACGTACGTTTATACTTCTGACCTATCATTGAACTTCCCAGTTTTTTAAAGGTTAAACATTAAAGCACATTTACTCATAGCTGGCTTTATTCAGCGTAGATACATTAGTAAATATAGTATAACATCTTATACTCCTAACCTAATGACATAGTCTTCTGTATCTCCTTAATCTAAGTACATCTATTAATAACAACAATTCTGGATTGAACTGCATTATATTAAGACGAAGTTTACATATCTTGAAACTTATAAGCTCTGCCGTTTTTTAATAGGTGTTTTCTCTGCGTCACCTTAGTGTATTTTTGCTGCATAATATGACTTGCTAAAGGTCACTGCATCTAGAATCAGGGTTATCGCGCCCTCAAACCGCTTAGTCCATCTGGGACTAGTCATTCCTCATTCAATTATACTCACACGAACGACTAAGCACGTGAGTCACTTCAGTCTTGAAAGGCTGTATCAATCTCATATACATCACTCCTACTTCATCCTTGGAACATTGCGTATCCACCTTCACGAGGACCCTATTTACCATAAGGCACAGGATTGGCTCCTGCTCCACGATAATCAGTCAAGTTTACATAGTGTGTACCATAACACGGTTACCCTTACATTAGTATCAGTAATTTACTACCTTCATAAGCACAAGTTCCAGTATCCACAATTGCATACTGCATCACAGCTGATGTGTGCTGAACACTATAGTTAGCAATCTATTTTTCCTTTCTGGGCGTATAGTTACGCTTTTGTTGACCGATTTTGGAGACCGGTGGTCGCGTTTCTGCTATCTCTTTTTTTCCATGAGTTGGCTGCTTCTTAAGGTGAAACTAACCTTTGCCTCTCAGCTTTACCTATCCTTTCCAAAGGGATAAGTCAGGAACCCTATTGCTCCTGTTTCATCATCGTGTTTATACTCCTTTTTGATTCATATCTTGATAATACATACGAGTAATATAGAAGATTTCGTTCTCCTTGCTTGCTTTGTAGTTCAGTGTGTCTTCTCTTAAACTACGAGTCTTTAGTAACAGTAATCGCCAATACGGTTCTCATCATATCGTTACTTATAGAGGGTTATGCACTCTATCCCCCTTTTACCTTCCGTTTTTCAGACGTTTAGGCCTATCATCCTACCTTTTGAGTAATCTCACAGTGTTAGCTGCTAACATATTCTCGGATCCTGTATCTTTTCGGGCCATAGAGAAATGACTCTAAGCTCCCTAACGGGCGCGACCAGCATTATTATACGCTTTACCGCATGACTTCCCTGGAGTGATTTACGCTATAGTTTTGCTCCTCTCGAACTATGACATAATTGTAGGTTTTTATAGTGGTTAATGTCATTAACTATTTTCCACTGGGCGTTTATCTTCGGCCATATTTTCATGTTCTGGTTCTAACATGGTAATTTTACCTGTAGTCAGGTTGATTGTTGCAACAACCTTTTTACCTTTACAAATATCTACGAACTTATTTCGTACATCACTACTACTGATATAGTCAATTGGTTCCATGATACTTGCGTTAAATCCATCCAAACATTTACAAGCATTACCTACAGACAAGCGTAGGTACTTCTCAGTGTATAAGCAATTAGCTATACTGTCCTTAGTCTGATTTCTAATGATATCAGACTGAGCTCCATCTACTATAAAGTAGGCAGATTGGGCCATGATGGAGCTCAGTTTGCACCGAGCTTCTTTCATGTCCTTAATGATACGTGATAAGCGTATCATTTGTTTTAGTATAACTAAATTACTTACCATAGGAGTCTACTTTAGATAATGGAGTTACTGGTGATTCGTCATCAGATACCCTACTAACACTGCGTACTTTTGGATATCCTGTTGAAGTCAGTTTCTCTACTACCTTTGTTCTCCACTTAACTACGGGTTTAGGTTCACCTGTAGTCTTTACATTCACAATTGCGTCTGTTGTTCCTTTCACGGATACTTCTAATGTAGATAGGTCTACTTCGACATCTATCTTCTCGACAGACTTTTTCACTTCACTACTTGCTATAGGGAATTTTGGCATCTCTATAGGTGAAGGAATTACAGGGGCTGCCTGTACTACTGTGACTGTCTGTCGCAGTCCAAAGCCAATTATGCAACTGGCGATGAACATGCCGACAGCCGTAATTATTCTAAAATTCATATTGATTATGATGTTTTAGAGAATGGTTATTCTTCTACGAAACCTACAAACTTTAAAAACCTACGCCAAGCGCTTAGTTTTTTTTTTCGTCTGCCGGTTTGTCTCCACCTTTTTCAGGATACTCCTTTTCTGTAGGAGCTGTGATGGATGACTGGCAATATGCTGCCAAACGAGAAGCCGGATCACGATACAGATTGATAATCTGGCCGACTTTCAGACGTAATTCATCAGGTTTAGGACTTTCATCCTTTCCGAAGAAGTTAGTCTTGATAGAACCTATAACCATTCGAGCAATCTTACGATCATTCTCGAGTTGGTTTTTCTTAGATTCTTCTACACCGGTCAAATCGAGCGACCAATCTGCAAACAACTTATCAATATACTCTTCACCTAAGTTAGAGATAAGAGCTGTAATAGCCTTATCAGACTCAGGTTTGAGGTCTTTGTTGTCCTTCTGCTTCAAGCGGAAGTTCTCATTGATAAGAGCGCGAACTGTTTCTGCAACCTGTTCTTCACTCCAACCTGCCTTAGTCAAGTGATTGTGCAGTACGGAGTGTGCCATACACGGAGAACCAGTCTGTGAAGTATATACGTATACTGAGCTTCCAAGGCCTTTCAGCAAGCTAACAGGGTTGATACGGCTGAAGATTTCATTCATCCAATCACCCACTGTCATCTCGTCTAATGCTAACTTCTTGTCGGCATTAGTTTCTTTCAGGCCGCGCAGTGTACGATACCATTCTACGGTGTTAACAATGTTCGTTGCAACGTTTCTTTCTTTGCTGATGAGGTAAGTCAACGCTGCATCAATTTCCTCATCTGTAGTGATCTTATTCGGATCAAGCTCCGGTGCTTTGATAGTCTTACCAGCATCTTCTGCAAGTTCTGTAGGAACTTCTGACTTGTTAAAGTCAATAGACAACTGGCTACCATCTCCTCCCGGTAATGCTTTAGCTGGAGCGAGCTTAATGCCTAACATTTCAGCCATACCTTGCAACGGCATGAGTTGATTTGCATCAATCATAAGTTGCAATTCACCACGTTCACCACGGTTGAATAAGTCCTGACGTATGTCAACAAGGGCTAACAGGTTTACGACATCAATAGTACGGTTGATGTCAGCGTATACTTCAGGATAACGCTTTGCAAGTTCTTCGTTGTTAGCGTAACGCTGTTGCATTACGAATGACAACATAGCCTTTCCATCTACTGAAGAGGCTGTAGAACCTACAGGAATACCAGCACCAGTGATACCGCCTACAAGAGAGGTTGCACGTCTGAGCGCTTTCTCTTCTGGAGAAGGTTTATTCTCGTGAGAAACATCCTCAGGGATGATAGTAGGAATTTTGTCTTTTTTCTTTTTGGGTGTCTGACCTTGTTCCTTATTATCCTTAGGAGCCTCAGCTGCCGGTTTTTCTACTTGAGAAGGTTTTTCCTTCTCTTTCTTGTTTCCCTTGTCATCAGAAGGCTTGTCTTCTTTCTTGCCTTCTTTCTTGTTTGCAGCATTCTTTGCTTCTTCTTTAGCTGCTGCTTTTGCTGCTGCTTTTGCTGCTTTCAAAGCTGCTTTTCTTTCAGCTTTAGTCATTTCTTTTTCTGCCATAATTTTGATAATTTTTGGTGGTTAATAATACGTTAGTTCAGTCGATAGAATATTTAGAGAGGTCAACTATCATCCTCTATTGCTGGTGAGTCACGCCCGTTAGTATAGATATTACTAATCAATGCGTCTGATAACTTTAATTTCAATTCTGTCATGTTACTCACAACCCCAGATAGGCAATCGGTAGTACCTTCTGTCACTGTACACACTAAGCTTTGTGTGCATGTAGAATTGAAGTCATCAACGGTGTTGACTAGCTGAGTAATGGAAGTAGTATGATTGACCTTCTTAGAGGTTTCTATTACTTCCTTACTCAACATACCTACTAACAAGCCAGCTATGATGCAGGAGATATAAATCCACCACATCTTGTCACTGCGAAAGTTTCTCGCAAGAACAAATGCTACTATTAATAGCACAATAATCCAAATTGCTGACATGTTTGTAAAATTTTAGTTTAATAATTGTTTTAACTTTTCCCGAGCTTTGTTAAGCTGAGATTTTACCTGGCTCTCTGTGAGGCCAAGTTCTTCAGATATTTGTTTGTAAGACAAATTCTGAACTGTTCGTAGTTCAAGTATATGACGATACTTATACCGGAGTCTGCTAAAGGCATCTGAAAGTCTCTCATCTGTTTCATTGAAGATATAATTATCTTCAGGCGAGTAGTCGGCCGAACTTCTCAATTGAACAGTGCTAGTACTATCGTCTAGCCAATAATTTGCATTCTCTTTCTTAGTACGTCTAATATAATCAATACTACTATTTATAGCTATAGTTTTTAACCACATTTCAAATGAAATATTGTTAACATAACTCTCTAGCTTTGAAAAAGCTTTAATAAAAGTAACAGATAATAAATCATCTGCAGCATCTTTATTATTAACAATACGATATATCGTATTATATATAATTCGATTATACTTCTCATAAAGCTTTGTGAAGGCAATTTGTTTACCTTCTTTCGCCTGTTTGATCAGATCGAAAAGCTGTTGTCTTTCTTCATCTGTCATAATCACGGGCTTTTTAGTGAGTATAGGGTCAATCAAGACCCTATACCCTTAGAATGGTAATCCAAGTATATACCTGCAATGCCATTCATTCCACTCGTCATATAGTTTATCAAAAGCGTCCCAAATACATTCCATAAATTCAATCTTTAAGTCGCGAGTAAGAACTTCGACTGGTAATTTATTCACCATACCACAGACAATTCTAATTCTAACTTTTAAAGTAATCTTAGAAGCTATGCCAATCTGTTGTATTATGTTCATGTCAAACCATGATATTATCCTAGCTAAGTTCTGTTTATCAAAGAATTCGTGGAATTCTGTATTTTTAATTTCTCGATTCTGTATTCTTAAGAATACATACCAAGATGGTCTCCAATTTACTTGAGAATATCTTATAGGACATCCTCTTAAGTATGGATATGCGGTGAGACTATTTACGACCATAGCGAGTGCTATTAATTATTTTTAGCATTAGCACATTTATTTGTGCTAAGTTGAAATCAGTTACGCTGAGAATATATGCTTTTGTAGCTTCAATTCCTCTACCAGGAATTTTGATATCCTCAAGATATCTGTTAGTGAATGCCTTTAGTTGTTCATTACTAATGTTTGGCATCTTCGTACCGCGAATAGATTGTCTATAAGGCGGTAGGGTACATATTTCTGAGTATTCATACTCTAGAAATAAAAAAGAATCAGGTTTTTGACATACAGTTTGTATCTCAATAGATTCTTCAGAGAGTACTGTAAACTTTCCTTTTTGAACAAGGTCGTTTATTAACAGTGCAGAAGTAATCCTAAGACAAGGAACTTCTCCAACTATATTGGCTAACAATTCAAATTGCTCTCCAATAACACGATAGATTCCAGGATGATTTAATTTCATGACTTTTTATTGATTTCTTTTACAAAGTTACTTACTACTCCCGATATTGCAGACATAGATAAGTCTGGATATTTATCGAGAAGTTTACTAATCGCTTCAGACTCTGAACGAGACTGATTAAGTATACTGATAAATTCAGTACGTTCAGCCTTAGAGTCAAACCAGGCAAAATATCTTATACGCATTGCTCTTTGTAGTTTCTCGCTTTTATTTCAAGTTCACGAAATTTTCTCTCATCTTCAGAAGTCATTCCGTCTACATCAATAAGATGTAAGATTTCTGTACCTCTTTCTTCCCAGAAGAAGAAGATGTTTCTTACTTTAGAAATACCTTCTTTATAGTGATACCTGTTCTTGTAACACTGTGGCACGACAGAGTTGATACGCTGTATCAATTTCTCTTTCATTCGTAATTCCTTACTTACCTTATCTAAGGGTTCAGGAAGTTTCTCTCTGATAAAATTAATTAATCCCATTTCAAATTAACAATTTATTGATTAAACCTAATTTTCTTGTAGTAAGGAGAGGATTCGAACCTCTCTCTCTTCTAACTTTATCAGTGTTAGTGTTTCTAAGCCTTATGAAACTACTTACTCCAGCCTTCTACGACAATGGCGAGCCGTTTAGATTATCACGCTGCTAAGCGAGTATAATCCATTACATAACTTGTATTGCCAGTTATCTGCTTTATTGACCTATTCTATTTCCTCTATATCGCTGTCAAAACCATAATGCCCCGATTGCAGCTCAGTTGCCATTTGTGTTATCTCACACATGAGGAAGAGTTACCCATCACAGGAGCTGCCACTGGTTCGAGTCGAACGAACATAGTGGAGCATACGGGAATCGAACCCGTGTCCAAACGACGATTCAATAGACCTAACAGTCAATTTTTTTAAAGTTAACTAAAGTATAACTCGCGTGCAGAATTAAGCCATACTTCATAGAATAATCTATTTCACAGCACTCTCTACAGGTAGGCCTTCGTTATGTTATACAATACTCCTGCTATTTTTATAGTTAACTTTTATTGTGGGTATATAGCCGACCAAAGCTATATACCCTATGGTCTTGAGAATGGTTAGTTCTCTTATACTGATCTTGATAATATACGAATAATAGTTTAAACATTGCTGCATAGCAGTTTAAACGATACGAAGATACATATTATTCAGTCTGATTTGATATCTCGACTAAGGCAGTTCAGCATTATTACTAATGCGGGACAATCTTATTGTCGCGATCCCAGACATATGATCAGTAGTACACAGTAGTTCCTCATTACTGATACAAAGATACTAAATGAGACCTGTTAATTCAGGTCTTGTGGCGTCCAAATTTCTCCTGGCAAACCTAATGGTTTCCACCCAAATTTCCCCATAAACACTAACCTGTTTGGATACAAAGATACTCAGGTTTTGGAACCTCTTTTTTTATTTTCCCTGTCTTTAGCGATTACGCTGCGGAATCAGAGAATTCCAACGATAAGACCATGAGTTCGGGAAGATTTCGTCCAATTCTCTTTGAGATTTGTCGATATCTTTGTCGATCTCAATGAGATCCTTGTCGAATTGCTTCTTCAGTGCAGGAGCTTCATCGTCCCATGCCGTAATGGGCTTCTTGCCGCTCTTCACGTCTTCGGCAATTGCGTGCAATTCCTTCATATAAGTCTTCATACGTTGGTTTACGCGGTTACTACGGCGTAACTGCAATGCTGCGGATTTCTCAGTGTATTCACACTTTTGAACCACGTCGATGAGTTCGTTTGTGAGCTTCTCCTTGCGGCGCTCAGCGATCTTCTCAGCTGCTTTCTTTACTACGTCATCGGTTACTTTGTTTGCGTTTGAGATTGACTCTTGGATATCGTCACTCTCGTTGTTTACATCAAAGATGTTCAGTTTGTTTTCTTCTGCCATAATTTGATACTTTTTAATGGTTTGATACTATAGTTAATAATCACGAAATAATTTCGATGAAATCACATCCTTTGAAATATCTTCTTTTTGCTTCTAATACTGCTACGAATATATTACGAACATAGATATCTATAGACCTATAATTATTACTTTTGCATTGTAGTTTTGCAGATTCAATACTAAAATTACCAAAGTATGATACAGCTCTAATTCTTTCTTGGATGTTTTCTGTTGGGTATATCCTAACTAAAGGGCGTATAATCTTACCCATTGCATTTAGAGTTTAAAAAAAAAGAACCATTCTACTTATTCGTATTTCTTATTCGTAGATGACCCATATCCTTCTTCTGACCAATGTTAATTGGTTGACCGTTGTATAGTCCGTAGGTACTTGTGTCTCCTATGAGATCTCCCTTTAGGGGTTTGGCCATAAATGGTTCTTGGTTGACTGAAATCCACCATTTTACTAACAATTTAAATTAGTAATATATAACAGCGGGCGGATACTCTGGCGAAGTATCCTCCTTGGACTGTTCAAATTGTTGCATTCTGAGTTTACACTCATGAGTACATACACTACAGTTGATTTTATTATCAAGTGTAGGACATTCGTTTTTAATCACTTCTTCTACTTCCATGACTTCTTACGATTGTAAGGCTCCATTTTCTTATGCTTAGGTTTCTTTTTAGAATCCTTCTGTCGCTTCTCATAATCTCTATTTGTCTTTGCCATGTTAGAAGAGTTTAAAGAGTGGATTAATGTCTCTTAATAAGCCTGGTAAACAAGCTAAGCCGTATTCCTGTAACAGCTTGCGGTGACGAATATACTTTGCAGTAGTATCAATATTTGCTATGATATTTACTGCGGCAGCAATTGTCTCACGATTCTGATTTACAAGGAATTTACAGATATCCTGATTAAGAAGAGCTTGTGTCTTCATAGTAGGAGAACCTATCTCTTTTATAATTCTCTTACAGAATTCACGAATTACTTCTATATGAGAATTAGATACCGGTTCCTTTGTAACTATGACGCTATTTATAATAGCTTTATCTACTTCTTGATCTGTTAGTATAACCACTTTAGGGTCATCCTCTACAGTCACATAGTTACTCATTGCATGAGCAAATGCTCCCATTAAGGCTTCTTCATTTCTGATAATGCCTTCGAAGCGAATAATAATTGCTTTCATTCTTTTACTACTTTTTGATTGATAGTTATAGATACTGATATTTCATACTTATCTAATTCATCACACAATTCATCAGTAGTATACTTACTAATGATAGGAATTGGCGGAACTACAGGATTGTTTGTATTAGGTGTTGCTTTACACAATGTTCTGGCTTTAGACAAAGGTATACCTAATATCTTAGTACAAGCTAATAAATTAGCTAAGTAATGATCTGTTCCGAACTTGATTTCAGTCAATTTTCGGTTTTCTTCAACTTTAATCTTCATCTAACAAATCTGCAAATTCAGTGAAAAATGTTTTAGGATCTTCGGCCAATATGACGCTACCATCTTCCATGTCTACTGTTACAACTTCCTCTCCACCTAAAGCTGCATTTCTTGTAACACGAATATTGTTAATAGCCATCACATTGATACAAGTTGGCTTTGTTTCCTTTGTATCAGTAAATTTCTGACTACAAAAGAGAAAATCTTTGATAATTTTCATAATACTAATATTTTTAAATTGTTAATAATTGTTTTTTGACGACGACCAGAGTACTCTGGATTTTGTTTTAAGTTAGTACCAACTAAAAAATACTATACATTGTTGTCCTATGAAAGTATCATTTGTTAATAAAAAAGACACACTTCTACTGACTCTCAAATAGTTTTAACTCATAATCAGAAATAGCTGTCAAACTAATCTTATTGGAGTACCTGATTTTAACGTCTGCACGATCATAGATATGTTCTTGCACCCTAGGCTCTATTGAATTGTGCAAGCCCAATTCTCAAGACAGGACATATCTACTTACGCCCCACAGGTTTGTCATTTTCTGAGGAACGTCTACACTATTTTCACAAACTGTGTAGACAAAGAAGATTTTTAACTTAATAAAAAAAGGATTTATATAAATGAGAGTGTATTGCCTCATTCTCTCTGCACAAATGCAGTATCTTTAGTATTGTTATACTTATCGAGCGAATCCTTATATTGTTGTACTCTTGCACCACTCATTACATTGTTGTACCTCTCTTTATTAGATTCATATATTGTAACAATGTCGGAATTGGACAATGATGTTCCGTGTTGAAGCAAAATATCAATTAATATAACGTCTGGCATTGTAAGAAATACACTGTCAATACGCTTATATTCCTTGATATGCTTACGGGTATCAAGTATTTCCTGTATGGTTGGTACAGCATACGTGTCAATGGTATCTACATTGACTGTTTGTTCTTGCTTAACCGTCTCCGGTTTAAACAGATTATCTATCTTATCTGTGAAAAGATAAGTTAAAATACTTGCGAGGAACGCGAACGCTACTATCGCAAAAATCCATGCCCAAATATGGGCTTTGTTTGGTCTTTCGGGATTTTCCATTTTTGATAAATGTTTTTAGTTAATAATAAATTAATCGATTCCAAAGATATGTTTCATATACAATGGCTGAAAAGTTTTTGCTGCATATTCTGCTGCTTCTTTGTTGATAAACCTCAAATGAGTACCGACAGCAGCAGCCGCAGAACCAAGGCCATCGTAAGAAAGCAGACGGAATAAACCCGCAGCGGAACCATCTTTAATCTTATTCCAATCAATGTACCACCAACTGTACCATGTTTTGATTGGTTTGTTTTGTTGGTAGACTGGTATCCACAGTTTGTTTCCATTAGCAATAAAGTTAATTGCTTCAGTGATAGTACTCAGCATGATATACAGCATGACATGCTCATCTAACTTCCTGCGCTTATCAATAGGTTTTTTACCTAATACAGCGCAAGCACTTTTGTAATCTTTTACTTGTTCGAACATAGTTTTGATTAATATTTGTTTAACATTTTGGATAATTGTTCAATTTGATTAGATACTATATTAAAACTAACTCTATCTATATTCTTTATTGACTTAGCTACTAACTCTAAGTCTTCTATAGATCTTCTGATAGATGCTTTAATACCTACTCTAATGAGAGGGCTAATAGGTACTCTTACTCCTAATTCCTGTAATTCTTTATTACGAGCTTCAAGAGCTTCAGGAAATGTAGCAAATGTTCCTACTTGAATATTTTTACCATTATGATATATTATCACACGGTATGGTTTACTCTTATTATACTTACATATATAGATATACTTTGCACCTTTACTCTTTCTTCTTGTTATCATTTTATAGTATCTCCTACAAAATAAGTATTATAGTACAAATAGCCTTTAACATATACCTCTTCAGTCTTTTTACTGAAAGGATTCATGAGTTCTAACACATATGTGTCTGAGTTCCGTATATACTTATTAGTCACAATATAGTTCTTATACTGTGCTTTAAGTTCTACATAGTTGTAATAACTATAGTCTCTGTAATGTTTACTTATCAATACAGCTACTACTATTATTATAATCAATGCGAGTAAAAACTCACTAATACTTGTGAGTATACTGTTCGAAGTACTTCTCTTGACTATCATATCATGCTAATCTAACAGTTACTCTTGTAGGTTCTTTGTCTTCCCATTTTACAGATGGAAACAGGTCTGAATCTATGTGTATCGTATTAAATGATGTTGCAAGCCATACAATTGTATCACTCGCCATTCCCTTTGTAGGTTTATCTCTGTATAAATATAATTCGTTATCTTTATCTCTCGCAACCCACATTCGAACTGATTTCTTTGGTTTTTCATTCATAATAAATTGATTTTATTGTTATTAACTATTGTTGTACCGAGAGCGGGAATCGAACCCGCACGACCTTAATGGTCAACAGAGTTTAAGTCTGTCTTGGCTACCTATTACAACATCTCGGCTTATAAGGCATTGGTTTTCATGAGTACAAACTGGAAGATTTATTTAACTCATTACTTAACACACTCACCACGTGAAGGTTGCCTGTTTGAGTGCAGCCAGTATATTCGTATTCACATATAAATATACTGACAATACTACGCTTAGTATTTGATGACAAATCCATACTACAGAATGAATTTAGTAATAGGCTAATCTATGGATACTGTAAGGACTATCCTACGCTTAGGACTAATATGTGACATGTTGAACAGGAATACCACCTATCTCTACACAGAGCATAAAATAAAGTTTGTCACATTGCATGATTTTTAAGTCTGCACTAATACTCATTGTGATTGGTTTAGAGTGGCTATGCCAACGCTCTGTATCCCCAATAAATCTATTTCTATCCTGTAAAGGACACAATAAGATATAAGCCCCACATGCTTGTCAAGGATTCTCACCTTAAGGAGCGTGGTAGTATTACTCTGCTACCACTAACACTTTTGCTATCTGAGGCAGTTGACCTCTGAGTTTTTTTACTAATTGTAATCTGTAGCTATATATTACAATTTGTCTTTGATTTCTCTGCACTAATATCAGCATATGTGTTACTTTAAAAGAATTTCCGGCTAACGCTTGCAATCATTTCACCTTCTATTGATAAAAAGCACTTTCATATGTGCGCTCTGAATATAAGCCCCACAAAGTTGACACTGATTCACACAGTGTAGAAATAGAGTAAGCGCATTAATATGGCTATGGAAAACACCACCATAAGCTATGCTAAGAGCTACGTACGATATACCGCCTCATTTTCTCTTACTCTATTTATATTGGAACTTAATTATTGTATTCTTCTTGTCCAGGGAAGATACTCATCCGTCTTATGGTTGAAAGTGTTCGCACCGACAGCGGATTCAGATGCGACTACACTACTCAGAATAAAAAGCTGATACTTATTGTTCAGTTAGTATCATACTGTCAAACACCTCATTAAGCCTGTCGAGGTATAGCTATATTCCTTATGTTTGCTTTAGTTGGTTGCTACTAAGATGTGCACTCACAGCGAACCTAACTGTGCATCTACCACGTGGATTAGTAACATATCTGTCTACCTTAGCTTATACTCCTATGTGCATTAGAAGCGAGATAGTACACTATATTACTTATTTGACTCAGTATTTATACAGGCTTGTCACTGACTATAGGCTACCTTACATCCACGTTAAATTCCAAATAAATGGTAGGATACGATACTTGCTATGAGTAAGAATGTTGCTATTACTAAGCATATTTCAAACTCTTTGTCACTTGGATAATTGTTTTTAGTATCCATATTCTATTGATTTTGCATTTTACACCTAAAACTTATTAGTCGTCATACCTTTCTGATTATGGTCAGAACCACTTTGACTTAGAACCTATGTCTTAAATGTTTCATTGCATTTATGATAGATTGGTTACTAACTACTGTTGCTACGATTGCTTGTAAATTTCTTTCTTTCATGACTTTGATAGTTTAAATTGATATTAAAATACTAAATTCGCTATATATTGTAAGGATAACAAAATCTACTTACGAAATTCATTGTCATAAGTGGAGTAAATGAGCCAAACCAACACTCCTACCCAAAAGATTGTGTAAATCCAGTCGACTGCTTCTGCCATATTGTAGTGATTATGAGATGTTTATAGATTAATGCAAAAGAATAAGATTGGGGCATAGCCCCAACTCTTATTCGTCAGAGTCGTCAGACATTTCAACGAAATCATCCTCGTCGATACGGCTCTCAAGACTGGCTCTAAGACTGGCAACAGTCTCACCAGGCAGCATCACAACGGTAGCTCGGTTAGATATCGCCTTTTCCCCATTACGGCTCTTACGATACTTCTTCCTCCCACCTTCCTCATAAGTAACGTAGTGAGGTCTCATATCCAGAGTCACTACTTCACCTACAGTCGTAATCCAAGTGCTTGGGTCGTCAATGTCGCCTTCCCACTTGTCATTGTCCTTCAACCTCTTCTCTACTTGTTTGTACAAGAAGCCTGTACGAGTCTTGGCATTCTCAAAAATAGCCTTACTGTACATACCAGACGCCATTACACCGTCTTCTTCAGCTAATAAAGATAACAATACATAGTCATTGTCATCCTTGTCCTTCAAGACCTCAGCGCCGTAAACAAATAATTTCTTCATAATTTTGTCCTCCTAAATTTAGATTTGAATTCTGATGTTCCTATCGGGGTGTCTTCGCCCGAATACGTATAGGGGGTCCCTGAAGTTTGGTACTCCACACACGCGGGCTTTCTCTATAAAAATTTTTTTGTTAAAAATTGTTAAAATATTGAAGTTAAATAGCCATAATTGTTGTTAATAAATGTTAAAGAAATGGTAACTAACACATAGTATGAGACGTTTATAGGGGAGTAAGAGGGGTTACTAATACAGACTAATAAGTTCTATATCATAAGTAAGCCATTATAACTACTCTTACTTTAGATAACACTGTAATATGAAATATAGACTTATAGATAAGTTATTAGACTTTAAAGAATCTAATGTTATATTTGAGGATAAGGAAGTAAAATATATAGAATCAGTAGATGATGGATGGGCATGGATAGTTCTGATTGATAGTGAGTATTACAAATTAGAACAAGGTCTACCAGAATATGAGGGGAATATATACTTACAAAAAGTTGAAATTTTAGACAATGAATAAAGTAAATAAGATAGATAAGGCTTACTCTGGTAAGATAGTATATCATGGTAATAAACCATATCAGTTAGTACCAGAGTTGAAGAAAGGTATGTGTGAAGGTTGTAGTTTGTATAATAGTAGTTGCCCTACTAGAGTTACCGGTTACTGTACTCAAGGTTATATACTTAAGAAGATTATATTATGACGGTAGAGTTAGATAGAGATGACTTAGTAAATCTTATCATAGGATGCAGTGGTCCTTATTATACTATAATGGATAAGTATAATGAAAAAGGATTAAATCTAGGTCATTATGTAGGTGGATTTGTAGACTCTTGGAGATGGAATGATAAATGTAGTTTTAAAGATTTAACTGAAGACCAACTTTGGGAGATATACTTAGATATAAAGAAATCATGGAAGTAAAAGAGATAATAGATAAAGTATATGAGACTATAGACAGTCTATACGAAGATGGTGAATTAAAACCTTATATGAGAGTATATGTAGACAAAGACATTATACCTGAATTGTTTAAATCTATAACTGGTACTTACACAGACAACAATCCAGACACTTATATTTTTAAGTATAGAAGTACTTATAATACTGATATAGAATTTGTAGGTATTGATAGTAATCTGATGAATGGTAACCTTATATACTTTGTAGATGGAGAATAAAAAGATAGTAGAATATTACCCTTCAAATGAAGGTTTAAAGAACATTTACAGCAAGTTCCTAAAATTTGGTAGTATTGAAGACCTCGACAATTTAATTCTTCTTTATACCAACGATATAAGAAAAAAGGTGATAAATTCTTATATAGAAGACG